TATTGTTTCAAATATATTTAGAAGCTCTTCAACATCTTTTTCCATAAGTGTTATAGTTCCTAAATGCATTCTTGTTGTTTTATCATATATTATAATATCATAACAATCTGAATCATTACCAATATTATTAAGCATAATATCTATACATGTTGGACATATATATTTATTAAGCTCAATATAATACTTTGATGTATAAAGCATACATTACCTCCTGATTAAATTCCTATAATGTTTAGGATCAATAAATCCATAACTAAAGTGGATTGCATTTATTTTTTGTACATAACTAGTATCATTGTTTAGCATATATCTACTAAACTTATCCACTTGATTATTACATACTGCTAATTGATAAATAAATTCATTATCAATATAATTTGGATTGATATTATTGGATAATGCAAACACTTTCTTTGCATTATTCAGAGATGCTGGATCGTGTAAGATTACATGACCCTTTACATGATATAATTCAATTCCAATATTTGTTGTAATTATATTTGCAATAATATCTACAATATAATCAACGTTCTTTATTTCACCATTTTCATCTAAAATTCCTCCATATCTATTCTGCTTATATATCCAATTAAAGATTCTATCTCTTAATGCAAATATTGAAGTTTGTGAATCGGAAAAGATTCTGATATGCTTGAAATTCTTATACTTACCAATTATATTACTAGCCATTAGTAAAGCATTAAGCTCCCCTTGCTGAGCTGTACTATTTTCTAATATCTCATAATATTGATCTATAAGAACATCATTGTTATATACACATACAGCAGAACATGTAGTTCCGATACCACTATTCTTTTCATAAGCTCTATAAGATGCATCTGTAAAAATACAGATAGAATTACTATTGAACATATTTGATTTTCTTAACATTGTTTACCTTCTTCTATTATATAATATATTTATATTTATGCTATTGATATTGTAAATATTAATATTGTCTTTTTTTAATTAGATATTATCTTTATGATAATAATAATTATCAATATGATAATTTTATTATACATTTCACTTACAAATAATATCATATTTTAAGGAGGACTTTATGGAATTCATCGGAACTATACTTGTCGTTATCTTTATTGGAGAAATCGTTTGGAATCTTGCAAAGAAGATTCTCTAATAAAGAAAGAAAATAAAACACATTTAGTGTTTTATTTTTTCACCAAAGTAGTAACTAAATAATAATCCGGAAAAGATTCGTTTTTGGAATTTCACCTCCATAAGGAATACTCTGGAGAAACACATACAATTACCTCGCTCCCCGATGCTCTCATACAGCATCGGGGCACCTTTTTATTTTTTATATTGATTATAAAATCTTTATAAAAAGATATTATAACTATGATAACAATACACTTTATTTTATAAAGAAAGCGAGGAGACTTTATGTCACATGAAAAGAAAGTGGAAGCAAATAACCATGTGTATGGTTATAGGTTATTTCCAAATGCTAAAACGGATTTGGAAGAGTTTGGAGCTAAAGTTGAGGTTGCTATTATAACCATTGACGATACAACTCCAATCAGAATTAATATTGATAAGAGTGTTGATTTTAACGATATTAATTGTGATCAGTTTATGCTAACTAGATTAGCAGAACTTGCCGATTATATCGGCGTAACATATGGTTCTAATGATGAAGATCTGGATATGGAAGGTATCAATAAATGGATCGAAAGCGAATTGTATGAAATTGTAACTTATATGGCATCTAGAAGACATGGAGGGAAGTAGATGAGATTTGCGTTACAGCAGAAGAAAATGAATCGGATTAAGAAGCTTACATTTTGGAAGAACTTTATTAAGATTCTTAATCTGTTAGCTACATTGAGTTGCATTTGTTTAATAATGCAACTCACCGGTTTGGTTGCTGAATATGAGATCTATGATTATAGTTTTCAATCAGCATTTGTTATTAGTATAAAGATCTTAACAGGATCAATCTCATATATTATTGATAAGAAATATTGGAGATTGCTTGCTGAAGATTGTGCAGTATATCCATTCGAAACTGCAAAAATCTTATAGGAGGATTTTTATGAATTATAAAGGAGACGAAAGATATAAACCAATACCTTTCGTTGTTGATGATCTTCTTTTTAAGCAGAAATGCACAAAAAATAATTGTGAAGCTCATGAGAAAACAGCGATGTTGTTGAAAGAGTTTGACAATGTTATTTTTCCATATAGGATAGCAATGTTTGATGTTGATCTTAATAGATTGCTTGAATCATGTCCATATTCTGGAGATGCTATAGAAAATTTACTATCAAACAGTTTTAGTCTATATAGCTTGGGATTACGTCTCGTGGTTATAAAGAGATTAATCTTTATAGAAAAATTTATGCTAGAATCTAGTAATGAGTGCATAAATAAAGCATTAAATTTACTATACGAAGAGAATGATCGTCGTAGCATACAGAAAATTTATCAATTTTTATATAGACGGATGATAGCATCATGTGATTCTGGAAAGGCACTACCATATTTTTATAAAGTCAAATATGGTTGTTTTAAGGATATATTAAGTATTCTTAATGAAAAAGATCCCATTGTTAGATTAAAGAAATTACACAACAAAAAGAGGGTCGTATTAGAAACACTAGAAATAGCATATCAGGGGATTATAAAGTTCGTAGAGAAAATGTATGATGAAACAGGATTAGGAGGAACGTTAGATGATTAATACTATGAAAAATGTGGTATTACCAGGAATGAGGTTTACTATTGATGGTGAGAATGGTATTAATATTTGTGCTGGTATCCACGACAGAATTTATTATACCGATGGTGATGCAAAAGCTGGTTTCTTTAAATTTTACAATGAATATCCAAAAATTCATTTCTTAAGAGATTGGGATTATGTATTTTGCTATGTTGAAGCTATTGAAGGTAATGGAAAATTTATTAGATTTTTCGTGTATGCAGATAAAGAGTTTAAGAAGTTTTATTACGATCAGAGTTCGTATGAATCAATGACACATTTGTATGACATTAATCATGTTAAACTTATCAGCATAATTTCCTATGAAAATGTTTTATATGAGAATGATCTAAGCAATGAAACTGTTCTGAAAGAGATTGTTGTTGATGAGTTTCATCCAAATATCCATGAGTTGTTTAAAATAGGAGATGACACATATTTAACAAATTATATTACAGTCAATGAAGGTATTGAATGTTATAATATAAATAATGAGCATTATAAAAAATATGTTACATCATACGAACCTATCAAAACGTCAAGATTTCTCATTGCAGGAGGTTGTTCTTACAATGGTAAGAAAAAGATGTTCTTTTATGACTCTCTTCTAAATAAGTATTATTTAGACCCATCTGATGAAGATGAATATGGTAAAGTAATTATAAATATAACAGAAGTTGAGGTTAATGAAGAACATCCATTATTCATTATAGGTAGTGAATGTAAAATGATTCCATTACTGGATGATAATGAGCTTAATGCTAAAATCATCTCTATTCCATTATATTATTCATATGAATCTTTAGAAGGTTTTAATTCAAATATTCTGAAATTCTACAAGAATTTATAAAAAAGGTGGGTATGGACATCTGTCCATACCCATTCTTTATTTTTTCTTTTAAGTTGTTCTCTTAATAACTCCACTTTCATCTGTGGATAAAGTAAAGTCTCCGACATACATATATCCACTAGCATCAAAGAAGTATAAGTTTCCGTCAATATTAACAATCTGGTTAGAATAGAACTGATAACCAGGTAATACATACCACCACTTTCCATTAGGCTCCAATACCCAACCAGTGAGATACTTTCCAGATACCCAAGCTCCCCTATCAGCAAGATAGAACCAAGGATTACCATTTACGAATACTTTCTTAGATGGGAATACTCTCTCATCAAAATTCAAATGTCCAACAACAGATCCAGTCTCAGCAGTCTGTCTAAGATTAACATTGGGGGATGTAACCTTTAATCCACCTACTCCAGTGCTAACACCATACATTGGATTGCTGCTAGTGTTTACGTTGCTAACTCTACTCATTGTGATACCATTTCCTTTCCAATCCGGTCTACCAAATACGACTCTTACAGACTTTAATGTGTAGTGCTTCTTACATGTAGCACCACCATTTCTAACTACGTTGTTATTTCCAGAAGATGTGTTAGCTTCGATAGTGGTAAATCCTTTACCGTTACTATCTACACCAATTACCCATCCAGTGTGAGCATATCTACCCATACTCTGATTATAGAATAATGCTACATCGAAAGGTTCTGGTGTATCGTATAATCTACCAGCAGCTTTGAATCTACTCCAACCAGTTGGGCAATATGTGTATAAATCTCCACATAACAATTTCTTAGCATTTTCGAGTCCAAATGCACAAGTCAACATCGTGGAAACGTATCCTGCACAGTATGGGCTTCCTTGCCAGTTACCATATCCCAATTGTTTAAACCACTCCCAATAAATGGTGTAGTTTCCAAATCCAGCATTTACAACTTTTCCATCAGGGGAAAAGTCGCCAAGATTTGACAAATTGGCTTTTTCTAGGTAACCAATAGTAGAGTTCAATAACGTTTCAAAATCTTGTAAGTTATTGTACGAATATTGTGGTCTAGTTAACATAATTTGTCTCCTTATTTTTTATCTAAATTCTAACCACTCGTAATACCAGTGGTATCCTTATATTGACGAGTCATCAGAATCTCTTTTACTTTTATATATGATCCAGTACCTAAAGTGACAGATGGATCAATAGAAACAATAAAGTTATGTTCATTGGATACTGTACTTACTTCCACTTTTACGGAAGCCATAACTTTACTATTTTCTATTACCTTTAAAGTTCTAAAACTTTCATTATTACTTGTATCAAGCCAGTCAATAACGATAGTTCCAGAAAGAGTCTTATCACCATACTTTAATTCTACATTATAGGAATTAAATGTAGCATTATCGTGCCAGTTGTCTAATGGTAATTTATAAGAAGATATAGCAGTTGTTACAGGAGAATTGATTATATAAGTATCTTCTCCCTTCTTATAGTTTAAAGAATCAACAGCTGCAATCTTAATATCAGACTCAACAAACTTTCCTGCTGTTCTAACAACAATTGGTGTATTAGATGGTGTTACCACGATAGCACCAGTCATTGTCTCTACATTCTGCACAACTGTTCCTAAACCATTATGGTATCCCTTAGGAATAGTGTATGTTCCATTTACAGGCATTGGCACTTGTGTAGCAACAATCTTATCCATTGTACCAACAATCTTATTACCATTAACCCAAGCAATCTTACCAGATAAGATATCTGTTGGTTGCACATCACCTGATGTAGATTCTGATAAAGCTCTAGCTCTAATAGTACCACCTGGATAATATGCGGCATCAATGGTATAAGATTCTCCAGCATTAATGGTTACATTAAGAGGAATTCTCTTCTCCATTGTACCGGTTACTTTCTCTCCATTAACCCATGCAGTCTTACCAGATAAGATATCTGTAGGTAAAGCTGTTGCTAAAGTCTGAGATGCCATACCAACAGCATTAACTTTACTTGCACCAGAGTGGAATCCTCTTGGAATAGTATAAGATTCACCAGCTTGGATATTCTTATTTATATCAGCAACACTATCCATTGTACCTGTTACTTTCTCACCGTTAACCCAAGCAGTCTTACCAGATACAATCTCAGAAGCTTCAGCATTAGAAATAGTTTGCTCTGATAGTGGAGCAGATATAACCTTATACTGTTTATTATTCTTTCCAACACCAACAGTGTGATCTTCACCAGCAAGAAGTGTTACATCACCATGCTCTTGTAGTATTTCCATAGTACCAATTTCCAACTTTCTAGTTGATCCTACGAATACTTTACCAGCTTCAACATTTTCCGGTTTGGTTGTAATCTTCTTACTATCTACATTTACAACCTCAACAAATTTTACGTTTTTAGTAAATGGCATTCTAGCCTCCTTTTAATACAATATTGATATCTGATACAGGAGTTTTGAATACTTTAAATGTGATAGAACCATTGTTAGTTACAGCAATACCGGTAGTAAGAATAGAGAATGTCTTACTATACTGCTTGTATTGCTCATAGCTTACATCTTCATCCATATCAGAATACAATTCTGGATAAGATTGTTCTGTAATCCATTCTGCATTTACAGTCTGTACAAATGGTAATTTAGCTAATGCTGAATTAATAGGTCCACCATTCTTATCTCTCCATCCAGACAATGGAATAGTTAATCTATGAATTTCATCATTCTTAGTATTCTTTTCAATTTGAGAAATAACTCCACTCATGGTTTGAAGATTTTGATTATCCCCAAGAATGGATTTAGCTACAGTTTTAGTAATATCAGCTGCTGTCAGTTTGCGGATCTTAGCACCAGATTCTATAATAAAATTAGCGTCTGCTGGTAGCTTGTCCACACTCTGAACATTAGCTAGTTCTTGAGTTCTAATACTCATTATATACATACCTCCAATAATAATTTATCCTAAGTAAAACTTATTAATATTATGTGAACTAGTGACAATTTATAGGAGGTTATTGTATGAACACTTATGTTTTAAAGGAAGTTGGCTCAACTGCTATCATTACAGTAGAGAATCTATTTGTTGGTGTTAAGTGTAATATTGATCTATCAGATAGGGAAGATCTTGTAAAAGCTGCAAGAGAGATCTATGATATTATTTCAGACTCTTGTAAAGGTATTAAATCTGAAGGTAGCAATCACAATTTCGTTACATATTTCAAAGGTGATATAAGTGAACCAATGTCTAGATTGAAAAAGGGTGTGTTTAAATCTAATTGTGATTGTAAAATTTATATCCACGAGGATAGTGATATCATTGGTATCACATTCTCAGATAATATGTATAGTGAATCACAAGAACATGTTGAGAAATGGATTAATGATAAGATTGTTCCAGATCTTCATGAAGCTATATCAGATATTACAATCTTTAGAACTGATATGTAATACTTCCAGAAATGGGAGTATATAACCGTAAACTTACTGAGAAGGAGAATCAATGAGTAAGAAGGAAGAATTTAAGTTTTTAACCAAAGGCTCTGCTGTTCATGCTGAAGAGTATAAGGATTTGGTTCATGATGTAAGACTGTACTATACAGAATTAGAATCATTACAAAGATTACTTGATGTAGCTAAGAACAAAGCTGTTATTGAAGTTGCTACAGATAAGTATGTAATTGCGGAGAGTGGATGGAGAGAAGCTATTGACAAGCTTGGTAGACTCATTCTTGGTAAAGCTTCACCAGATTCCACATTCAACATCTCTGTTCATTTTGATAATAGTTCTACAGAAATCTCTTTTAATGAAATTGATCATAAAGAGATTGTAGAATTAGAAAGACATTTGAAAGAAGAAGGTTGGATTTCTTAACCATAATCCCTATAGGAGATAATCCTATAGGGATATCTTTCCGTAATATGGGTAAAATGAACATTAATATAATTAAAAAGTAAAATATTGTATAATATTGGAGGTATATAATTAATGAAAAGAATGTCTGACTCTTATTTATATCAAGAGTCTGGTTACAGTAGGGAGTTATATTCTTTTATAATCAACGCTCAGAGAATAGATCCAACAAAGCCAGACTTCGAGAGTGTTGTTTATAATGTGAAGATGAGACAGGTAAGTCCATCCCTAGTGAAGATCTTAATGTCTAACAGAGTTGTTCTTTGTACTGACAATAAGAAAGGAATGTCTAGAGCATTCAAGGTATTCCAGGCTATTGATCCAAAATCTCCAGTAAAGGACGATAGAAAGATTTTTATTGATTGTACTAAGTTGATCGTTGAGAAGAATGGTACTTATGTATGTACTAATATTGGTACTCTTATCTCTTACTTAGTATCTGCATTATCTTATGGATTATATTATTCATTACCAGCTACAGTAATGTCTAATAATGCTCTCATTAAGGCTGCTACAGAAATCTTTGTAGATTTATCCTTATATACTTTAGGATTCCTAAAGGTTCCTGTTACATTGAATGATAATAAGGAAAGACTGTCATTTATTCTGGCAGAGTATTTCTTATTCAATGTATTACAAGTCTCCAATATTGATAGCGTTATTGCTATTGCTAAGAAGGTATCCAAGTTGGATAAGTATCAAGCTACTCATGTTGTATTTGCTGATACTTTAGCAGATGGAAATTGTAGCATTGACAAGTTCATTAAGTCTATACAGACATTATTCTTAGGACAAGATGAGTTAAAAATGAAGACTTCCACTCTTACTACAGAAGCTTTTGTAGAGAAGTGGGCTTATTTATTCGGACCATCTACTTATCTTGGATTGGAATTGTTCCCTGCATTCTCTACAATGGTTACAGATTGTTTTGTTGGTTCTTATATCAACCAGCAGAATACTATTGAGAAGATTGCTGGTAAGAATATTATAGTTTACTCTAATGAATTATTGAAAATAGGAAGTGAGAATATCTAATGTTTGATAAGAATATTATAGATCGTGTAGAGGAATTAAAACTTTCAGCATCATCTAGAATTTCTGAATTGCAAAAGAATATATCTCCAATGATAACAAAAGATATTGTTCTAACAGAACAATTTGAGTATTGGTATGAGGGATATTTATATCCTTTGTGGGAAGATGATACAAGACTCTTCGCAGCAAACTTCTTACCATTCTCTTATGATAATGGATTAAAGAATAATGTATTTGAAGGGAAGCTGGAAGATCTTGTAAATGAAGACAAGATCTTCCCCTTCTTATTATTCATTGGAGATAACGTAATCAAATGGTCTAATATTTGGATAATCAAAGATACAGACTATGCATATATCAAAGTATCAAATGTGAAATACAAAAAAGGTAATCCTGTAAAAATGATATACTTCCCTCTTGCTTCTAAGAGAATTAGATATGGAGAGGATAACGATTATATTGTTTCTACTAATGAGAGAACTGTTGCTGGAGCATTTTACTTTGATAATGGAGGAAATCTTTTACAATTTCCTGATATGGCTGATCTTAGTATTAGATTAGAGATTCTTGAAGAAGGTATATTCTTCACCATATTGGATTACGATCTTGAAAAGATTAGAGGTGCTGGAAATCATAAGATTGGTGGAACCAACAATCTAAAGTATGAACTTGTAGAAAGTCTTCCACAACAATACAATCTTTCACAAAAACCAATCTACAAGTATATTGAATTAAATAGACCCGTAGATACAAATACTGGTACAAAATTCTCAATAGATCATAAACTTACATTGGATAATGTGTTGCTTTATGATAGAGAATTTAATGTATTTGTAGAACCTACAATATTATTTTCATATCTTGTAAGTACAACAAACAATGTGTTGTATATAAACCCAGAGGTTGAAGATACTAAGAAATACTATATCATTGTATTATACAATACAGATATTGATAAAAATAATTCTATTGGTGTTCCTAAGGGAATTAATCATATGAACCTTAGAGAATTTGATAGAATTAAGAATTTCAATAAAGAATCTGGAGTTACTTATCAACCTGGTATAGAATCTCTGATTGCTAAATATAAAGAATATCAGGATGATGAAGGAAATCCTAATGATCTTTATAATGAATTCATTCAATTTGCTACAGAGTATATGGATTTTAAGTTTGATTCATCTAAAACTTATGAAGAGAATATCACTAATGCTGTATCTTACATTACCAAGTATGATTATTCTCTTTGGAATAAAATGTATATTGATAGTTCTCCAATAAAGACTATTACATATACAGGTTCCGAGTTCATGTCTAAAGCAAATGATGAAGGTTATGTAGAGTATTCCAGACATCATACAGATTTGATTGAAGATAGAGTAATGATGTTTGTCAATAATAAGCTATACTATTATCATATGGATATAGTTTATAAAGACAACACGATTCAGATTCCAACATTTGATATTGGTATAGATGATGTTGTTGAACTTGTATTGTTTACAAAGTGTAATAACTCTATTCTTGATATTAAATTGGAAGTGGATCAGAATCATAATCCTATTCCTGTATATATTCACCCTGAGTATAATCTGAAAGATTGTTATATCATGACAAATAAACAGCCTTACAATGCTGCTTATCCAATTGAAGTAAGATCTGATGGTAGAACTCAGTATGTATGTAAGGTTAAGGATTATACTGTAGACAAGAATGGAAACTATAAAGTTGAATTGGAAGATAAAGGATACTATACTGAAGAAGGTTCTAATAATCCCGATGATGCAAAGCTTAAACTAGTTCCAAAGAACCAGTTTAGATATTATCGTTTTAGAAATCAAGCCGGTAGATTTAAGATTATTCTTCCAACTCAATTCAATTATTGTCATGATAGAAATAGATATATGATATTCATCAATGGTCTTAAGATTGATAAGAATATGTATACTATAACAATCATGAATGAGAATAGACCATTTGATCAATTGGTTCTATACTTATCAACAATCTTAGATGAGACTGATTATGTTGACGTGTTCTATTTACCAGAAGATCTAAATGAAAATTATTTAGAGAAAGAGGTTGTTGGAACCGGTGCAGTGATCAGACTTACTGAACCAAATAACTATCCTAAGAAATATAGTTTGTCTAAGTATACCAATATGGTATTTGTAAATGGTAGAAAGATTAACTCTAGGATGCTTACAGATGTATCTATGTCTGAGATTGCTGTAAAGTATAAACCTGGAACAAACACTGAAAAGTATAATGTTTGTGTAGTAGAATATCTAAACGTAGAAAATACTCTATACAGATATTTATATGGATTCAAACCTCCAATCAAATTAGTTGAAGATGAAACTAAAAATGATGTAGTTACTTTAACTCTTGATGGTAAAGCTATTGAGCTTGTTTATCAAGAAGATGATGTCAAACCATTAAAGTTGTATGATAGATGGAAATATGCTGTAGACTTTGCAGATAATAACAATATGACATATAATGATGGTGATGAGAAATTCCCAATAAGAGACTCTTGGTTATTAAGACTTGGTCTTATCAACAGTAATAGATATTCCAATGATGATATAACAAAGAACTTTGCTGGACTCAGAGCTGTATTGTATGATGTATTATTAGACTACTACTTCTCCAGATATAATGCAACCACTGGTAATGATTTCGTTTATGATTTCGAAACTCAAGAGTTTGATAACCCGTTCAGTGTAATTGATGAACGCTATAATCTACCAGATGGATTTACTTACTTTACTCATAACGATGAAAACACATTCCTTGTAGATAATGAAGATAAAGAGTTCTTCGGATCTGATGCGTATGTGGTTGAAGTGTTTGATGAGAAGAGGGGTGAATCCTCAAGACTTATTCCATTATTCCCAGACAAGGATAAATTGTATGACTATGAGATAGTGGAGAAAGTTGCTGATGCAAATAAGGTTAGATCTAATAGAATATTCAAGACTGTTCCATTGTAATATTTTACCACACCTATAACCTTAAAATAATCAGTGGAAAAGACTGATAACCTTCCGAGCTGTACCTTTTCAAATAATGCTCACAACAAATCCTATAACAAGAATCTCTCGTAGTGATAAACTACCAAACCCATAGGCTCGGAAGGATTTTGGACAGTTAGCTCAGTTGGTTAGAGCATCCGGCTCATAACCGGACGGTCCTGGGTTCGAGTCCCAGACTTTCCATGCGACCAGTTAATTTTGTGGTTCATACGTTTTGCTCACTTTCTTTCGCAGATTATCGGAGTTAGGTTTGGTCACCTAACTCCATTTCTGCCGTAAAAATAAGAATATAAAGATATTATATATATGAATCGAAAATGTATACTTTTAGTATAACCAAAACTTTATAGTATAACATGAAAGGGAAGGTTGGTAATTGTATGGAAAAAGAAACTTTTTATTTAGAAAACTATTATATCTATAAGGATATAATCTCTAAGGGTGTCATGCACATTGACCCCAAGACTATTACGATTGAAAATTACTACGATCATTTCAATGGGATTACTAATATCCTGAGAGATGGTATTGAGTTAGAAAAGATTCAGAATAGTAAGGTTTTTGTACTTATTGATGGTGAAGAGATTCCTTTCACTCTTACAGAGTATTGGGTAAATCTAATGTTCTGGACAATTGCAATTTATACAGAAACTCCAGTTACAAAGAATCACATCTTTGATACTAGAGCTATTACTAAATCTTATATCAAATCATATTTTGATAAGATTATTAAGCTAATTGGTAATACTGTAGATTTTATTACATTGAATAATCTTATTGATGAAGCAATCTATAAGATTAAATATGTAAATGATTTTGCCATGTATCTATCAAACTCATTAAACTTCAAGGATACAATTGATCTTATGAATCAACATCCTGAGTTTAATGATGCTATGCATGTAGACTTATCCAATGTACCAATCGAAGATGTAATTAAGGTTGGTATGGATTATACAAACATTCAGGTTAAGTATATTACTGAATCTGATCATTGTCTTAAAGACTCTTTCATCTCTGGTGAAGCTATCAATAAGAAACAGTATAGAGAGGTAGCTACCAGTGTTGGAACAAAGCCTGATGGTAGAGGGAGTGTATATCCTTATATCATCAACAATTCATTTATGAACGGTGGTGTAAATACACCTGAATCATTATTCATTGATTCTTCCGTTGGTAGAATTGCTCAGATCTTACAGAAGATGAACGTCGGCATTTCTGGTTCATTTGCAAGATTGTTAGAGACAAATAACTTAGATACATTCTTTAACCCAGATGAGAATTATTCTTGTAATACAAAGAATTATATCACCGTAACCATTAAAGACTCAACATGGTTGAAGTTGTATGATAAGAGATTCTATAAATTCAAAGAGAATGGACCAGAATATCTTCTTAACTTCGATACAGATAAAGAATTGATTGGGCAAACATTATTATTTAGATCTCCAATCACTTGTGAATCTTATGCTAATGGAACCGGTATCTGTAGAAAGTGTTATGGTAATCTATATTACACAAATAAAGATATCAATCCTGGAAAGATTGCAGCAGAAATCTTATCTTCAATTTATACACAGATGCTATTGTCAGCAAAACACTTACTGGAATCTTCTGTAGTAGAAATGAAGTGGTGCTCTCATATGAGTGATATATTCAATGTGGAATTGAATATGATGTTCTTGAGAGAAGATATCAATGCTAAGAAGATAGCAATTATTATTGATCCATCTACCATTGATTCTGATGATTCTGATACTGATGAAGCATCTCTTGAATACAATGAGTATGTGAATAAGTTTGAAGTTATGCTTCCTACAGGAGAGACTGTAGAGATCTATACTTCTGATTCTGATAATATTTATATTACTCAGGATCTTAATCAGTTGCTTAATTCTAAACATGCAACAGAACTTCCTGATGGAAAGATTTCTATTCAAGGATCTTGTTTAGAAAATGTTCCTCTATTCTCTGTAGAGATTGAGAATAAGGAATTACAGAGAACTCTTGAACGTTCTAAGCAGATTATTAATAAATCTTCTGTAACAGAGAGCTATACAAAAGATGGAATTGTTACAGACTTTATTAATGCAAACTTAGATGGAAAGATTATGTTGCAAGCTGTACATATGGAGACTATCATTGCAAATCAGATTAGAGATCCAGAAGATTATACGGCTATGCCAAACTGGGGTATCAAGGATGTTCCATATAAGTTATTGGGATTGAACTCTGCGTTAACTAACTCACCTTCAATTACAACAACTTTGGAATTCCAGAGAATTGCAAATACTCTAGTAAGTCCATTATCAACGAAAAAGAGAAAAGCATCTGTATTCGATTTGTTCTTTATGGAGAAACCTCAAGACTTTATTGTCAACCAGGATTTCATCTCCGATAAGGTTAAAGAGAGCAAAGATGAAAAGATGATTAATGGTATTGAGTTTGTAGATAATAAGAAATAATATAATTGCGTAGAGGAAAACGATTTCCTCTACGTTTTTATTTTTAATTGAAAGGAACAATGATGGAAAAGCATAAAGTTATTATGACAAATACTGCAATCATTATTAACGATTATGATTGGGGAGATTGTTATACTTTAGAAAGATTCTTTTCTATATGGGACCCTATAAGACATTCATATTCTTATATGGGTATATATTATGATGCTGAATCTAGAAAGCTTTATCTACCTAGAGGAGTAGACTTATTCTATGTAGAGAAAGCTGTTAGAGATGCTTATGGATATGAAGATGTAATTGTACATAAAGCTTATCCGTATAAATATTCTCATACTAAGGATATACTTATGAAGTATAAACCTAAGGATGATAGACAGTTAGAAACTCTTAAATTCATGGTATGTAAACAAGAGTATGAGCAGAATGAAAATAAGTCTCAATTCTCAGTAAATCTAAATACTGGTGCTGGTAAGACATATTGTGCTCTTGCCACTATAGCATACCTTGGTATACGTTCTATTGTCATCACATCACAACAAGGTATTCTAAACCAATGGAAAGACCGCATTACAGAATACTGTGATATAAACGAATCAGAGCTTGTGCTATTAAAAGGCTCTGATATGCTAAATAGAATTTATCATAAGAAATCTACTCTAATGAACAAGAGCATTTATTTTATTACACATTCCACAATACAATCTTATGCAAATAAGTATGGTTGGGAATCTCTTGGTAAAATATTTGAAACTCTTGGAATTGGTATAAAGGTTATTGATGAAGCTCATTTAGATTTTAACAATGTTGCTATGGTAGACTTCTTTACAAATGTATGGAGAACTTACTATCTTACAGCAACACCAAATAGATCTGATTCTAATGAGGATAAAATCTTTAAGACTTATATGAAGAATATTCCTAGTATCGAATTATTCGATAAGGATAACGATCCTCATACAAACTATATCTCTATCAAATTCAATTCAAATCCAAGACCTTCTGATATGATTATCTGCAAACATCCAATCTATAAATTGAATAGATTGAAGTATGTAGATTACTTATTGAAGAATGATAAGTTTTGGATTATGTTTGATTATATATTCCAATTGATATATAAGAATGGTGGTAAAGCTCTATTCTATATTGCTACCAATAATGGAATAGATAAGGTTAGAGAAAGAATAGAATTCTTATATCCAGAATTAAGAGATGAAATCGGTGTTTATACCTCTTTAACAGATTCATCTGTAAAGGATAATGAGAAGGATAAAACTTACATTCTATCTACTACTAAATCTGCTGGTGCTGGAGAAGATATTAAAGGATTAAAATATTCTGTAGTATTAGCAGAACCTTTTAAGTCTGAAGTATTGGCTAAACAGACTTTAGGTAGAACTAGAGATCCAAATACTACATATATTGATTTGGTTGATATTGGATTCTCTTCATTGGTTTCATATTATAATGCTAAGAAGCATATCTTTGCAAAGTATGCTTTATCTTGTAAGAATATTGATGTGGATAATTGTAGAATCATTAATCTAAAAGATGAATTTAGAATGACACACAAAAATAGATTCTCTGAAGCATTGAAATTTAACCAACCAAAGATGATAGAAGGTATAAGATTAGTGAAAGAAAAAGAAATGGTCGAAGGTATATTCTTCACGGATATGTTTAAAATTTAAGAACGCTCATTTAGATATAATAAAGGTGATAACAAAGTCAAATCATTTTAATTCCTACGAATAGTAGGGGAAAGAAAGAGGTAATAAAAATGTTGAATGCAATGATGATGAGAAGATTAGGTATCACCACTCCAGACAATCTCGGTGTTATTGAGATTAATGGAAAAGAATATCCGAAACAGGATAGAGGATATTCTAGAAACCCGTTCGGACTTTGGTTCCATTACAATGAGCCAATTGTTAACGAAGAAACTGTTCGCCATGGAATGAAGGATTATTCCAATGGTGACATGTCCCAGTTCAAGGGATACAACCTCAGCGATATTAGATACTGTGTACCTGATATTGCTGGCGACATGATCGACCTGTATTCTGGAAATCTCGATGAGGATACATGGATCAATCTAATGGAGTATTTTGATGTACTTCGTTGTATCCTCAAGATGGACATTACCTTCTACGGTATTAATGAAGGTAAAGCAAGACACTACAACAAGAACGTTAAGGAAGGTGTCTTGAGTGTTTATAAGGAATTGGCTAACGCAGTGATCACATCTCTGTGGTTTGGAACGTTCCTTAAGACTGAAGGAATTGCAGAAATCTTAGATGCTGTTAAAGTTAATGCATCTGTTTGGGATTCTACTGTAGCTTCCTGCAACTGCCCGTTGTGGATTAAGGACATGATCATGTTCAATCCTAAGGCAGCAGCGTTAATCCCAACAACAACTGTTGATGAAGTTGAAGTTGTGGATGAGAACGGAAACACTGTTAAGGCTGCAAATCCTTCCAGCGTTGCAAAAGTTAAGGAGTCTGTAAGCAAGGCACTCGATATGGTTGTTAAGAGCTATACCGATAAGATTGCAAACGATCCTAAGGCTCAAGCTTCTATTGATGCACTTGCAAAGTTCATCGACGAAGTTGGAGTTGATGAGTTTGCTAAGAACTACGGTGAGCAGCTATTGGTAAACATTAATGCTGCTGACGCTAATGTTGTTGAAGGTGAGATCATTGATGATAAGCCTAAGACAGCAAAGAAGCAGCAGCAGAAGGAATCCATTCTTGACCAACCATTAGATGGTGTTGAGAAGAAAGTTGCTGAAAAGGCTGCAAAGCCAGTTAAGCAAAAAGGTTCCAAGACCACAATCAGTTTCCCAAACCTGATCAACGGAATCAGTTTCGTTGAACCTGGTGAGGAAGAAACTGAAGAGAAATAAAGGGCTTATGCCCTTTATTTTTTCTTTTTATTTTTGTTTTGACTATAGATTACACAAACAAAGAGAGAAGGAATTTGGGTGATATGGTAGAGGGCATTTGTTTTGAGTATGATAGGATGAGCGATACTCTGATGATGTTCTGTAAGAATGTAAAATTATCTTTTAATATAAATCTTGGCTTTAAAGATAAAGATGGTAATAAAGAACCTTTTATGAAAGAGTATAGATATAAATCTAATAAGTATAAGAATACTAGAAGTCTTATATCTATAAAGAGAAACATAAAGACATATCTTACAATAGAATATCCAGAGAATGATATAGAAGGAAATCAGAGATTAAATAGAACCGTTTATATTAACCATTCTGGAATACTTGGCTTAAGAGATAAACTTAATAAGTTTGATAAGTATATCAAGAAAGCTTATAGTATTAGAAAGGGTGAATTAGTTCTTATTGAATCAAATGTAACGTATGCAAAGTCTACACCTTATGATGGAAATACAATAGAGGTGGTTAATGATATATATTCTAGAAAAGATGAGATTGGTAGGAATATAAATGAGGTTGGAGTAAGATTTATTCTTAATGGAGAATATCAGTTTATTGTTCCAATTACAGTATGGAAATCTTTTCTTTATTATGTAAATACTTGCGACTTTTATGGTTGGGGTATTACTTTAGCAGATTCATTATGTGCAAGAATGTTGACAGAAACTGTATGTGATTTTACTGAGAATAGTGATGGTGGATATATTGATAATACTATAAATGAAAATATGTCCGGTTCTATAAATAGAACAAAACCATTACATAGAGAAGATAAGATCAAGAGTTTCTTTGATGATTAAGAGGGGTAATGTATGGACTATTATATTATTTGCTATTTGGTTTCAGAATCACTTCATGGTTGGAAATACAAAAATGATGATGATACATTTTGGACAGGATTTGTAACACCGTATGGTGTTGTTGGATTCAAATTGGATATGTTTTATTGGGATGGTTGTATGGTTCCAATTATACATTCAAAACCAAACCTTTCTAAAGAAACTAGTTTGGAAATTCTTAAAAATTGTTCAGAAACTAATTTGAGATTTGCAACCAAAGAAATGCATGAAAAACACTACAAAGTGCTGAATGAAGAAATCTTATCTAAGATGGAATCTGATTCTGAAATTAATGCATATTTATCATTCTATGAGCCAACTAGAGTTTAGCAAAAAACATTCCTATAATCAAATATATAGGAGATAATAGATGGGATTACTAAACATAACTCATAGTGATGTAACTCAAAATCTTACTGATTTTCAGTTAGATCTAATAAAGAACCCATATGCTTTGTATAACGATAAGAAAGCATTGTTGGTTACTTATTATAATTTGAACACTACTCAATCTACATTGGATGATGCTTTAAAGATTCCATATGCAAATATTGGAAAGAATTGTCCTTTGAGATTTAATAAGGTGGAAGATTTCTATATCTATGGTATGGATAGAATCTCTACCAATCTTAGTAATAATGATTTCGGAATGGAGGCTGATGAGATTGGAGGAGATGGAATCATTCTCCCTAATACTATCCAACCTTATCCTGGAGATTATTTTACTATCAATATGCTTAAGAAGAAATTCTTATTCCAAGTAAAGTCTGTTACCTCAGATACATTTGAGAATGGTAATAACTTCTGGAAGATTGAGTATAAACTTGAGCAGTTATCTGACGACAGATTGCAGAATCTTGTAGTTGAATTCTATAAGTTCCATACTGGTACTGTAGGAACAAACTATAATTCTGTAATCAAAGTGTCTGCATGGAATCTTGCTAAGATGATGGACGATTTATCTGTTGCATTAAAACAGTATTATGTTTCATTATTCTATAACAAGAAGGTTCAGACATATACATTTGTAAATCTGTATCAGAATGCTGAGAATGCTCAATCGGCATTCAGATTTTATGATCCATATCTTATTGAGTTTATTATAAAGAATAAGATTCTATCCAATATTGGTGATACTTATTCTTATATAGATCATAAGACACCGTTACATTCAGATTTCCCAATAAAGTATAATAGATCAATTTGGAAAGTATTGGAATCTAGAAATCTTAATGAGATTACATCTTGTAAGATTAGATCCAATGCTGTATTGATTGATGATATATCTACTATATTCTCCACAAGATATGAGAGATATTATGAACTTACTTATGATGATAGCAATGAGTTCAATGATAGATATAATCCACCAATATTCTTATTAGATCAACAGGTTATTGGATATATTTCCAACAACCAATTGTTTGATCCAGATTCTGAATATGGTAAGTATAACTTGTTGGTGAAATACTTTAATCAACAACCTATTGGTTTGGAAGATATAATTCCTTTTGAAACTATCATAGAAGGACAGAATACTGTAGAAAACTTCTTCTTCCTACCTATGCTTATATTTGTTCTTGATAGATATATTAAGACTTATATATCTCCAAGTGGGTATAAGGAAACATAATATTAAATGTTGGAGGTTAAAAAATAATATGTATACAATCAATTTATTATTGGAAGAAGATATTAACAATCAGATTGATGTAGACTCTATTGTTGATGATTTTGCTGTTGATGATATGGTAGAAACTATAGAGGATCAACCTTTGCCAGAAGAAAAGAAGTCTATTTTTGAACCTAGAAAGAAAAAAGAAAAGAAATCTAATGGTTCAATTAAAGAATACTTCAATGGAGAAGAATAGGAGAAAACATGGGATACTACACTGAAGAAGATGAGTTATTAAACGATGATCAATTAAATGACGAAGTTGATGTTACTATGGCTGTAACAGGTGACGATAGTCTTGCTAGAGAAGAATTAAAAGAATTCTTTGCAGAATGTTGTACTGGTGATGAAACTATTGAAGATGTAACAGATGTTGATATTGCAGATATTGACCCTGATACAGATCTTTCAGAAGTTGAACCTAAACCTGATGAGCTGGACATGGCTGCCGATGATTTAATTGATGCTGTTGAAGATATAACGTATTCAGATTTTGAAATGGATGAACTTATTGATACAGTAAGATCTAGTTCAGATTCTGAAGAATAGTAAAAATGGAAAGGTAAAGAATAATGGATAAGAAAAACTTATATACTCTTACAGCAGAAACTGCTGTTAATGTTGCCGTTAAGCCACATCATGTGACTAGACGACTTGCTGAGAAGCCTGTATTTAATGAGGATGGATTTGTTGAGTTAGCAAAGCTTAGAAACCCAAAGCAGTTGCTTGACTTGCTTTCTACCAGTGATGTATATGTAATCGCTAAGAATGATAAGAAGTATTACAAGGTTACTGTTGATAATGTGTATGATCTGTTTGCTGAGGCTGTAAGTGATACTGGTGCAATTACGGTTGCTACTGCTCTTGAAGATGCTGCTGTTAAGGCTCTTGGAACTCCGAAGCTGTATAGCTTCTTCTCCGAGGTTGCTAAGGAAGATTTAACAACTGCTAAGTTAGAAGGTGCTAAGGTTGAGATCCACTCTCAGGTTATTAGAGCTACCAACTTGGAGTATAAGACTGAGTTTGAAGGTGATGTTAAGGAAGGTTACTTTGTTCCTGTTAAGTTTGATCTTATGGGTGCTACATCTGCAAAGTATTCCGAGGCTGCTATTGTAATTGATGGAAAGACTAAGGTTGTTCTTAAGGAAGGAACAAATATTATTCCTGTTAAGAAGAACGCAACTCCTCAGGCTAACTTAGTTGCTAAGTTAGAAGTTGGTGAGGATGGTAAGAAGGTTGATGTTGTTGAGAGACTTGATCTCTATGTAGAATTCCTTCCCCATGATCTTCCTGAGAATCTTAAGAAGTTTGTAGAGGCTAAGCCGAAGCCAAAGGTTTATGAAGCTATTTTGACTATTGAATCTGATGGCAGAACTGTTGTATCAAATGTTGAGTCTAATGGTGCAACTGGAACTGGTGGAAAGAAGCCTAAGAAGAATCAGGGAGGAGCTCCTAGTGAAGCTGCAAGTCCTGGTGGTGCAGGTGTTGGATCTCATGAAGTTGGAGAAGTTTCTTCTGAGTCTGGTTTAGGTGGCTAAATTGTAGATAATTTAATACTCTAGGGATAACTCCCTAGAGTATTTTCTTTTAACAACATAACCAAAGAGTAAATATAAAAAATGTATAAAGGAGATAATAAAAATGTCATTCGATATTAATTTAAGAGATGTAATGCTTCTTAGAGATGATGCTTGTAAATCATCCAGTAGAAGATTCATCTCAAGAGCACAGCTCACTACATCTGATAAGTATATTACTTTGGAGAAACTTCCACATAGTATTGCTTCCAGATTAATTGTTCATGTTCCGATTAAAGTATTTAATAAGGATTGGATTGATGTTGGAATTATGGAATATGATCTTCTTGATTCTTTATATTCTGATGAAGAGGTTGTTATTGATTTAGCACCTCATGTACCAGTTGTAAATCCTAATGAAGAAGCCGAAGCATCTGAGAAAAATGCAGAAGTTGAAGAAACTGTAGAAGAAGAAAAAGTTGAAGAAGATACTCCTGTAGAGGAGGAAGCAGTTGCTGAAGAATCTCCAGTAGAAGAAGTTGTTGAGGAATCTACTGATAATAAAAAGTCTGAAGAAGAGGCTAGTGTAGAAGATTCTATCAGAGCTGCTGTTGCAAATAAGAAGTATAACAACAAGTTTAAGCGGAAAAAATAAAATATAAGAAGGGTTAGAGCTTCATGCTCTAACCCGTTATTTTTATTTTTAATTGTGGTAGATATCTTGATATATCTGTAAGATATTCAACACCACATGTGATGGTATCTGTCACATAACTGGCTTTATTTTTTATACCATCCGTCATAATTAGGTCACCATAGTTTTGTAAGTAACCTTCCACCTCTAATTCTCGTTTCATTTCTTCAACCTCCTTAAAAAATATTGTTAATTATATCATATATATAATATCTAACTCACTATGTCTAAAAAACATATGTATAATACCAAATGTAAGGAGTGATAAAACATGGATAATAGCAAGGCTTTTTTAAACGTTATTACCCCTATAGCAGTAAAGTATGGAGATAGGTTTGATATTTTACCTTCTGTAATTATTGCTAATGCTATATTAGAATCATCTTGGAATACTACTAAGGAATCTCAATTAGCAAGAAATATATACAAGCTTAGAGTTGATAAATCTTGGAATGGAAAGTGCTATTCCACTGTAACGGGAAAGACTTATCCAACTAGATCTAAGTCTGGTGATAGTGATTCTAATCTTATTAGATTTTATAACAATTATGATGAGTGTATATTAGATTATGTTTCTTACATTACTTCTGTAAGACGATCTAATGGTGGTCCACTATTATATGATAATATCGTTAATGATAAAGATTATAAGAGTGTGTTAGATAAACTGTATTATAGAGATGGATATTTACAATATCATCTTAAGAAACAATATGCTGATAAGTCTTATCTTAATACAGCTATGGATATTATTGTTAAGAATAATCTTAATGTAATAGATACAGAAATTGACAAATATATGGAGGAGTATGGAATGGCTAAAAAGCAACAAACCACACCAAAAACTGAACCTAAGAAACCTATAGTTTTATATAGGGTAAGAAAGTCTTGGGAAGATCAAGAGTCTCAATTACTAACAACTAGATCAGAGCAGGCTGCTATAGAGGAAGCTAGCAAGCACCCAGGATATAGAGTATATGTTGGGGAAGAAGGACGTTTATTCTTAGATCCTTGGGATGAGAGAACTGCTAAACAGATTGAAAAAGAGAAGAAGGAAATCCATTTCCATCCTGGTAAGAAGATTACACTTTCTCAGTGTCCTTTATATAGAGCTTATAATGATACTAAGCATGTATTGAAGATTTCTGGAACCTTCTATATGTATAATGCACATCCTATTAATAACAGGATCAGAATATCCAAAACCAATGATCCAAACAGAATTAATGGTAAAGATATAACTGCTATCTTAGGTTGTGTTGATATTGCATATATTAAGTAGATTGTATAGGAGATAAGAATGTCAAAGATATACTATTATGATACTACAAAGAAATACAATCTTCCTAAGATGATTTCCAACCATGTTATAGATGATCTTATTGGAGATTCTCTATCTGACATGATTGAGAATATTGAAGATAGATCTCTTGGATTGATTGTAATTGGTAATACAACTAATCTTAATGATGCAGACTTCGTTGTGAAGAATGAAGCTGATAAAGAGAGATTAGAAAAGTTATTGGAAAATGTGAATAAATATACAATTGCTGTATATCCAACTAATTCTGGTTGGTTCACGAATAAATGTGATTCTGTAGTTATTATTTCCGACAAGCTTGATTTACCTCTCAACGAGTTGGAAGTATTTATAAAAAACTTTTTCGAAATACAAGGTGATGGAAGTAGTAATAGGGAAACTGTATTAAGAGATGTAGTAATCGTCAACAATAAGGTTGGTAGATACTATGTCTGTAATATAAGAGATTCATCAAATATGATGTCTTGTCCTAATTTAGATTATGCTAAATCACTTTGTGATACAAATCCATCTTGTGTTGTTAAAGATGGTGACGGGAAAATTATATACAAGTCTAGATATGGTAAGGTGAATATATCACAAACGTCAACTGTCGTAAACAGTAATGGAACTTACAATTCCACTTTATCGTATGGAGAAAGGGCTGTATTTAATTTATAAATATATATAACTCAGGCTGAGGAGCTTCTCAGTCAAATACTAAAATGAAGGAGGAACCATGTGAATAAGAAGAATGAAATGAGAAAAACATTTTTCCAAATGTTCAATGCTACTTATATCATTGCTGGAATACTGTTCATCATTTCTTTAGTATCAATGCTTGGTCTTAGACGTTCTGTCGAAGATAATAGTGTTACTTTAAGAATTATATCTGAAAATTCTCGTAGAAAAGAATTTGACTCTATAGTAAAGAATGCTATCTATATGTCAGATTATGATATGGGTAGAAGTGCTGAGAAAATTATTTCAGATATAAATAGCACTATAGATATGAAAAAGCTTGAAGACTGTATAGAAAATGGTAAAGAGTATCCAGAGTTTGATGCTATTCTTAGATCTCATTTAGGACAAAATATATTTACCAAAAGTGTAGATATTGATGGTAATAGAAATAATATGTTTGTTATACTTAATGGGAATCTTATTGCATCATATTCTCATGATACAACGTATTTACAGAGTCCTACAAAGTTGGGATATCCTAATAACTTTGATAATATTATCAAGTATAAGAATTTCTACAATAAGGAACTCGGATTATCTGCTCTTGAGAAATTATACTCTCAATATAAAGGTGTAATTATCTGGCAAGCTAGAAAACCTATCGGAGATGTCGACAAGTATAAAAAATATACTGATATGACATTAAAAGATTTTACAAATGTAATGATTAATGAGGATATAGGCTCGTTAGCATCTTATGATATTTTAATTCCGAAATATATCACTGATAACGGAAATATCTTCGGTGAATTTGACGTTGCCGGGCAAGACAGAAAATCTAATAACAAATTAATTATAGTACAAAAATTGAATATGGTCGACTGGATTAATTATATTTATCCAGACTTCTTTGAAACAGATAGAACCGATACTGTTGAATACAACTATGTACAGTTGTTAAGAATGATTAATATCTTTATAATTATCAATAGTATTACATTCATTGGATTTGCAATAATATTCGTATTCGGATATAATAAAATTGATGATTTAGATGATAATCATTTAGAAACTATTAGTGAGGTATAAATCATTAACATGAAAAACTTGGTGAAATTTCATGTTATGGTTAATACATATTGGTGATGAGTTTATAGAGTAAAAAATATTGCGAATTTTTGTATTATTCAAAGGAGGAGTTTTATGCATTAAATAATGTAATATGGCTCTCTTGTGAGTCGAGAAAGAGAAGGTTTAACGATGGATTTTTTTCTAAGTACAGAATTTTTAACAACATTTACAAATTTTTTTCTCGCTCTCGTTGGTGGTTTCTTTGGTGTATTCACTAAGAGTATGTATGTTACAGGTAGATATGGAAGAAGGCGTTTTAGGACAAAAGAATTCATATCATCTGTTATAGTATCTACTATATGCGGAGCGGCTTTATATAAACTCATACTAATCAATAACTTTAAAATCCCAATAGAGCCTATGATGTTCATAGATTTTCTTATCGGTTTTGCTGCCGATACGATGATCGAAAAAGCATTAAGTGGTAATTTATTGGAAGTATTACTACTCACTATTGTAGGATCTTTAGGAACTGGAGGGAAGGCTATAGCTGATTCATGGAAAAACGCTAATGAAAAGGTTAATTCTCAAAAGAACAAAAAAGAAACCGATAATAGTGAAAAAGAAGAGAAGTAGCAACCAAAAATACTTGTGGTAAAAATTGCAAATAATCGGATACTACCAATGGTAGTATCCGTTTTATTATATTTATTTTTATAGATGATCTTCATGATTTACTACAATTCTACCATTTGAGTTATTTGAAGATGGTTCAGAATTATTATCATTACTAACAAACTCAATTTTTTCATATTTAAAATCATTATATTTTTTATGTTTTTGAGAATTGGTAACGCTTGTATCACGACGCAACCCTTTTAATTCAGAAAAAACTGTGCTTAAATTAGATTTCAATTCACCAAAATCATTAACAGATTGTAGATTGTTATAAGCTTTTTCAAATGTTGATCTTATCTTGCTATATATATCACTATCGTTTTGATCTAATACTGCGAATTTTATAAATAAATCATCCAATGTGTATTTGTAATTGGAGTGTATGTTTTTTACATATTTATATACGAAAATATTGTTTGTAGGATCTAATATAATATCATAGTCACGCATATATTCTTTGAAAAAAACTAAATTTTTAAGTTCCTGTGAATCCGCATATGATGTGTAACCACCTTCATAATTTCCTGAAGAGATTGATATTTTAAGGTTGCCTTTTAAAACTTCATCTATTACAGATACTCCTGAACTGAGATTGGAAGCTATATATTCTTGTACAGTAAAATTAGCAAATTCAAGAATATCCATAACACCGACTCTACATGTTAATACTTGACAGTATCCATTTTCACCAATTTGAATATATGTATCAGAATCTTTGATGTAACTTATACATCCTTCATAGTGAAATGGTGTAGCATCTTTAAAATCTTTTACAGTTCTATATATAAACCTACTATCTATAGGTGGGGTATTTACAACCATTGGTGCAAATGATTGATCAATAATCTTAGGCATTTTATATCCTCCTTAAAATTAATTATCTTCTATAAGTAGAAAAGAATTAACCTCTCTACTATTAACATCAACGTTACTTTTTGAGTATACCAAATTTGATTTGTCTAAAACAAACTGCTTTAGTTTGTTATACACAATACCCGATAATGGTAATACTGATCCATTATGAATATCACATGAGTACATTTCATAATTACCATAGTTCAATAAAAATTCTCCACGAACAGGGACTGTGGTATCATGATTTCTTAGTACCAATGGATATGTTCCATATTCTGGTTTATGCATAAAAACATTCCTCTTTAAAAAATACAACCATGGTAGTTATACCATGGTTGCAATTATAATTTAAACTCTGTCTTTTCCACCAGCCTTCATAAAGCTTACTGGCACCTTCTTCATAGTTTTGATATATTCTTTTTGTCCCTGAAGAGCAGCTCTCTCAGACTTAGAAGAATACTTCTTCTTAATAGCAGAGATAAGCTCCTTTCTCTTAGCCTGGATAGCAACAAGCTTACTCCATAAAGGATCTTTAGCAGATCTTGCTAAAGTAAATGCAGCCATAGTCTTACGTCTATCAAGGTCGTCCTTCTTAGAAAGACGAACAAGAGTACGCTTAGACATAACTCCAGCCTCAACAAGTCCTTCACCTACACCACCTGGCATACAGAATTCCTTAACCTGTGCAGCATTAGCATTATGAGTAAGATCATCCAATAAGAACTGTTCTGTCAAATTCTGAGGATCAATTCCAAACTCGTTTAAATCACCTGTGTAAATTCCCATAATTTTAAAAATTCCTTTCATTCAATTTTCTATATATTGCGATAAATAGAAGCTTTAAGGTATAATGTTAATACCTATTTACTAAATAGTTTTTATTGAAAAAATTTATTTGTATATACCAATTGACATTAATATAATCAAATTTATATAAGGAGAAGCCTATGGATTATATTATTAATACAAATAGAACTAGTGACGATGATATGATTATCGACGATAAAAATACTGACGATAGTCCTGTTGTTGACAAGGAAGTTGATGACTCTAATAAACCTAAGGGTAGATTTGCATGGTTACTAGATTGGGACAAATGGTCTGATCTAGAACGTGCAAAAATCTTTGCACCATTATTTAAATCTTTTTTAGAGTACAGAGCAGAGCATGTTGATGATACATTATCTGATTATGTTTCAAAATATTCTTTTGAAACCTGTAGAGATTTCGATATGGTTGTAAATGCTATGTTTGGCAGATTAGCCGTTAAGTCTGATATGCTTCAATTTAAACCAGTTGATGTATATAAGATTCCTGAGAAATATTCTGAATATAAAGAGAAGATTATTCAATGGGGAAAAGATAATGGTTATTTAACATAGTTATACGAGGTGAGGTTAATTGTATGAAAAAAGAAAATAAGTTTATTAGAGCATATAAATCTATTATGAAAAGATTGTTGCATTCATATGATGACAATCTTTCTACAAGAGATATAGAAGCCGCAATTGATTATTCTATTGAAAAGAGATATAACAACTTTGATGCAGTTATTAAGAATAACTACACTGGAAAGAATGTATCAATTACTGGTACAGAAATTCTAGATTATATTTCTTCAAGAGAACCAATTGTTACATCATATGGTGTATTATTCAAGAGACATGATAACTCTCAAAATCCAATGTTGGATATCATTAGAAACTTTGCAAATCTTAGAAAGATTCATAAGAAAGAAATGTTCAAATATCCAAAGTATAGTGAAATGTTTGAGTATTTTAATCTATTGCAATCACTTGATAAGATTGATATGAATGGTATTTATGGATTAATGGGATTAGCTGTATCATTCTTATTTGACTTGAATGTTGCACCTAGTATTACTTCTACTGGTAGGTCATTAATATCTTCCGCTATTATGTGTTTCGAAATGTTCTTAGGAAATAATGTACAGTTTTCTTCTTTGGAAGATATTCTTGTATTCATTGATAATGTAAGAACTGAATATACAAAGTGGAAGTATGATGATAATATCATTTTAGGAAGAAATGGTAATGTTGATACATATGAAACATTCACAAAGCTTATTATGAATTGTGGATATAAATATGTACCAGATACAGAAGATTTAGATATTGTTTATAGAATTCTTCAGAGTTGTAATCAGACAGAATTAAATAGGATATTCTACAAGAATAATCTTTACTGTATGATGGATCTTCCATATGTAAGAAATTTGATGGTGGAGATTTTCAACAACATGGAATACCCATATATGAACCCTATGGAACCACCTACAAAAATTAAACCATATCTAGATGAGTTAAAAGATATCTTATTAGAGTACGTTTTCTATTGCTATCAATTATATGATAGAATGGATAGAAATAAGAATATGATTAAGAAGATATCTTTAATTTCTGATACAGACTCTTCTTTTGTTTCTTTGGATGCTTGGTATAATTATAATATTCAATATCTGAAAGATTACGATTTTACCATTATGCATCAAGAGCTTAACTTAGCTAAAATGGTTGAAAATGCTGATAGAAGTGGAGAGATTCCAGAGAATCTTAAAGATATAAAGAATTGTATTCTTGGTGTTGAAGAAACAAAAGATTCTTTTATAAACGGAATTGAATTCTTAGATCAAGAATATGATTATGATTTCTATAATAGAGAAAGAATTGAAGTTAAGAGAAGTATAGATCCATTAACTATCATTCCTCAAGATAATGTAAAATTCTCATTGATCAATATCATGTGTTACATTCTTACAGATGTTATTAATCTATATATGTTGGACTTTACAAAACAATCAGGTTCAGCAAGAAAAGAAGATTGTGTTATCATGATGAAGAATGAGTTTTATATGACCAGAGTATTATTGGAAATGGTTAAGAAGAACTATGCTTCATTGCAACAATTACAAGAGGGAAATTACCTTGGTGGTGTTTTAGCCGTTACAGGTATCGAGTCTCTTGTTAAATCAGTTGTTCCGCAGAGCACAAGAGATGCACTTAATAAAATCTTATTAGAAGAGATTTTGACTGCTGATGATATTGATAGAGTAAAAATCATTAAGAAAATGGGAATTCTTGAACAAGAAATTTATTCTAATATCATGTCTGGTTCTAAAAATTATTATAAACCAGCAACAATCAAATCTATTGATAATTATGATAATCCGTTAAGTGTATTTGGTGTTAGAGGAATGTTGTTATGGAACTATGTAAAAGATCCAGAATCTCCAGCTATTGATACAAAAGAAAGAAACCCTGTAGATATTGTAAAGGTTTTGATTAATAAGAATTCTATCGAGAAATTAAAAGGTGAATTCGATTATCAATATGAGAGATTTTCTGAGTTACTAGGGTTGGTGGATTGTGATTCTGAAGATTGTTTATTGTTAAATAATAAAAGAAAACTTAAAGAGTTTAAATCTATTGCAATTCCATTAAATGTAGCAGTTCCAAAATGGGTTGAACTTCTTGTAGACTATAGGAGTGTTATAGTAGATAACTTGAGTGGATTCCCATTAGAAGCTGTAGGAATTTCTCAGATTGATTCTAAGAAGGTTCCATATACAAATATTGTAAAATTATAAAGAAAGGTAATTTTATTATGGATAATTTAAAAAATGTAAGAATATCAATGTTTGACAGAACAAACAATTCTAGTCAACCTGTTAATGTTGTTACTTCTGCAAACGCCGTCATTGTTGACGGTGAAGAAAAGAATATTAAGGAGTATGTTGATAGCAATAATCTTATCAACACTCATATTTCTCCAAAGGTTGATTTTGGTAAATATACAACCCAGTCTGACTTGTTTGGAGAGAATATAAATGAAGTTGTTTCTGAGTTTATTCAACACTACACTGGTGGTGGAAGTAACGAACCACCAGTTAGTCCAGTACCAACTCTACCAATGCCTGGTTTAACACCAGCAGTATCTGCAACTGTTCCTGTAGAATTTACAAAGAGAGTTGAAGCTTTGGAAACAAAGCTTGCTGCAATTGAATCTAAAGGAAATTCAACAAGTTCTACAACTACAACTTCTGTAAGCCAATTGATGTTTGATTGTATTGAGGATATTTTCCCAGTACAATTAGATTTATCAAAGTTTAAAACTAGAATTAATATGGATTATGAAAAAAATAATAATTTTGTAAAATCCGATATTATTAATATTCCAGAATTATATTATGAAAGTGATGATTATGGTAATCGTGTTAATGAAAATCTACAACCAGTATTGTGTATAAAGTTTAAAAAAGATTTTGATTTTACAGAACGTGAATCTGTTTTAAATAATTTAAAAATTAATGTGTATGCTAAAGTTGGAATAAAGTTTACAACATATCCAAATTATAAGCAAACATACCAAAAATACACATATGATAAAACAAAAAATCTTAGAAGAATTACTGGAGAAGGAAGAAACAGATATAATGTAAAAGGATATGATGCATCGGAATGTGTATTTATAAAATTAACAAATCAATTTATTGATGAATCATCTTCTGAGTTTAAATATAATACAACTTTTTGTTATACTAGTGGGCAAGAGTATTCTGACATTTCTGATAGTAAAAATTTAATTATAGAAATGGGTGGAAAATCTGATGTTTATAAAAAATCAATACATACTTGTATCATTCCGTTAATAATTACAGAATATGAAAGTAATGGTAAGTATGGACGTGATTTAAACATTGAAAATTATGAAAGAGAGACAAAATCAAAAAATGGTGATTTTTTAGGTATTGTTTTCACAAACTATGGTGGATTTAATAGCAGTGGTAATATACCAGAGTCTACAAAATTTGACTGTATCAATTTACCATTACCAGTATCGGAATATGGTATAGAAAATGTTTATGTTGAAATAGTTGACAATAAGTATAGAATACATTATCTTGGATCTTTTAATACTGGTGGATATTATACAAAACAAGGTATTCAAAAACTTATTATAGCACTATCAAATACTATAAAAATGTATGGAGATGGTAGTGCAGACCAAGCAACAGGTACGTTTAAAACTATTATAAATAATACAGAAATTAAAGTATTCGATAGCTCTATAAACTCACCGCTTAGTGCAGGATTTCAAGTTACTCAAAGACCCATTTTTACAAAAACTGGTGTATATTTTATATATGGTCCAAACATTATAAATTATGATGCTTTGGATAGTGTAGAATTTACTGTAGAAATTCCTTTTGATTGTTCTAATTTGAGTAGTGGTCCAAACAGTTTAATGCAAATACCAATAACAGCTTTTAAAGAAAGAGTTACAACTGGAGAAGATCATCTTTAATTTTTACACTAGTTTCTACTAATAATAAATAAACATTTTTAGGAGGTGTATTGTATGGGTTTATTAAGTGAGAGATTTAGAGAAAAAATGGGTAAACTAAAAGACCCAAAGATGGAAGAAGCAACGTTTGATGTAATGTATCCAACAGGTTTTCTTCCATTTGACTTTGCTAATGGTTATAAGGTAGATGGAGTATATCCTAACGGAACTCCATTTTCTTATAACTCATTAGGTATTGTTGATGGTTCAGCTAATACTATTATTGGTAGAACTGGTTCTGGTAAAACAACATTTGCAATTCAAGCAGCTGCAAATATTGTTAGACCATTTGAAAATGGTGTTATTTTTTATGATGATATCGAAGGTGGTTCAAATCAGATTAGAAGAGAAAGACTTACAGGATTCTCACCTGAAGAGATTTCTACTAGATTGATTTATAGAAATGCTGCTATCACCGCTGAGAACTTCTATTCTAGAATCCAATATATTTATGAAGATAAACTGTCTCATATTGAGGATTATGAATATGATACTGGTTTAGTTGGAACAAAAGGTGAAAAGATTTATAAGCTGGTTCCTACAGTATATATCTTAGACTCATTAGCAATGCTTACTCCAGATAAGCTTACAGAAGAGGAAGAGTTATCTGGTCAGATGAGTGCAACAGCAACAGCTAAATCTAATACGGCGGTTTATAAGAGAATTATACCAAAGCTTAAAGCTGCAAATATCATTCTATTAGTTATCAACCATATTAACTCAAAGGTTGATATTAATCCATTTGCTAAGACTAAAGCTCAGATTGGTTGGTTAAAACCAGATGAGACATTACCTGGTGGTATTGCTGGATTGTATCTTGCTAATAACCTCATCAGAATTGATGATAGTATTAAGATTAAAGAATCAGATGGTCTTGGTATTGATGGTAAGATTGTAGATTTTACATTTGTAAAATCCAGATCTAATAAATCTGGAATTTCTGTTCCATTGTTGTTCGACTATAATAATGGATATGATCCATTGTTATCTTTATACATCTTCCTTAAGAGTGAAGGTTATATTGATAGTAAAGGTGCATATATGAATCTTAAAGGATCTGAGATAAAATTCACTCAGAAGAATTTTAAGGAAAAGGTTATGACCGATAATGATTTTGCTCAAGATTTTCAAAAGGTTTCTCGTGAAGCATTAAATAAATTATTAGTTTCTTATAGACCTAATGACAGTGAAGCTGTCTCTACTAATTCCATTATAAATAATATACTAAATATGTAAATCATGCAGATATTATAATAATGAATAAGTAAAGAAAGAGGTAATTTTATGGCTGATAACGTTTTAGATTTAGTAAGGGACTTTGCATCAAGTGCAAAGTCTCTTGAACACCTTTTAGGAAAGGGATTAAATATCCCAAACAATGTAACAAATTCAGGAGCAAGAAAGATTATGAACGGAACTCATCAGTCACATACATTAGTATTGTGTCATGGTGAGCTTCCATATGTAGCAACAGGATTTGAAAATAGATTCGGTGATGAATCTTCTTCGGTTATCACAACGGAAGAAGATTATGAAGTAATTGGTAAGGTGGATAAGTTTAGTCATGCTAACAACCACCATTACTATTTGATATTGAAAAATCCAAGAACTAAGAAAGTCACTGTTTTAGAAAGGGTGTCCTACAAGTGGAAAACTGAAGCTTATGGATATCTTTATAATAATAACATGATTGATAGTTTTGGAGTTGGATCTTATATACCGGCTGGAACTGTACTTAGAAGAAGTATTGGTTTTGATAAGTATGGTAATAAGACCAATGGTACAAATATAAATGTGACATACATGTCTTTAGATAACAATATGGAGGACTCTATTGTTATCTCAGATGTATGTGCAAGAAAGCTTTCAGCATCATTGATTCGTAAAGTAACAGTGGTTCTGAATGATAATGATATCCCTCTCAATATCTATGGTGATGATAATATCTATAAGATTTTCCCAGATATTGGAGAGGAAGTTAAGAATGGTGTCTTAATGGCATATAGACGAGAAAATAAAGATGATGCAATCTATTCTCAAGCTATATCCAGATTAAGAGAAATTGAAATGTCTGATACTAAGATCACTATTGATGGTACAGTAATAGACATTAATATCCGTTGCAATAATGAAGAGAATTTGCAATCAGGACAATACAACCAACAAATGTTGTATTACTATAACGATAGAATCAGAATGGGTAATGACATTCTATCTATTGTAGGACCACATACTGTAGAAGATGGATCTTCTATGTCGTATGATATAAACTATCTGTTTACCAATTCTAAGAAGGAAGTAAATAGAGTACAGTTTATAGATACTAAAGATAAATCCCCATTCTCTAATGTAATTATAGAATTTACACTTCTAGAGAATAGAGATGTCGAAGTTGGAGACAAGCTTGCAGACCGTTACGGTGGAAAAGGTGTGGTATCTGAGATAAGACCTCAGAATATGATGCCAAAACTTCCAAATGGTCTATATGCGGATATGATCAAGAACTCATCAACAATGTATGGTAGAGAGAATCCTGGACAGATGTTCGAGATTGAAATCAATAATATATCCATGCATATACTTGATTATATTAGAAATAATAATGTAAGGATGGATAAAGCCTTTGAAATGATTTTAAGTTTCGTAGAGGTTGTATCTGAGCTTATGAAAAACAAGATGGAAGCTTATATCAATTCATTAGATAATAATGATAAGATATACTTCTTATCAAGCATCTTATCTAAGACGTGTATTAATACGTCTAATCTACCGATAACAGAAGTATTCACAATTGATAAATTGAATGAACTATATCGTAGATTTAAGTTTGCTAATTTGGAAAGAGCATTTGTTCCTATCAAGAATAGTAACGGAGAGATTAGATTCGTTAAGACTAGAAGGACATTGCTCATAGCACCACAGTATTGTATTAGATTGAAACAGTTTGCCGAAGAGAAATTCTCAGCAGTTTCATTATCTTCTACAAATATTAAGAATGAGAATACTAAATCAAAAGCATCCAAGATGTACAATGAACCATTCTCCAATACATCAATTAAGTTTGGTCAAATGGAGACTGGTGATCTAATGCATATGGGTGGAGAAGTAGTTGTTCTTAACTTAATGCTACATTCACTATCACCACATGGAAGAAGACTGGTAGAAGAACTAGCGGTTGGAGATCCATATAATGTGGATGTAAAACTAGATAGAGAATCAAAAAATAGATCTGCCGAGATTCTCAATACTAGATTGAAGACAATGGGATATAGAATTGTCTTCAATAAGAAGAAAAAGAAGAAAGTTATGGGAGTATTCCAAGATGCTATATCATTCTTAGATAGATCTCCCAATCCTAAACACATGACCGAAGGAATCGAGTTTGTGGATAAGGATTATGATTATGAACATTGGTACAAAACTCTGGAAGAGATTAAAAAGATTCGTGAAGAAGGTGGATTTACTATTCATCCAATCGAATTTGTAGAAGAACCTGAAGAGGGTTATTTCGGAGATGTGAAAGAAGATGAGAAAAAGTAGAATATAAATATATTATAAACTTGATAATAGTATTCTATTTAATCGGAGGGTAATTGTATGAACTTTAATGGTCTAATGCAGAATGGCAATACAGATCAAAACGTAAATAGTGGTGGATATCCTAACGGATATCCACCCACATATTCAGATCCGTGTGAAGCGTATTTGAATACACAAGCAATAGATGATGCCTATAATGAATGGCATGAGAAAGAAATGAGACTGGCTCCTTATAGAACTAAAGTAGAGGATATGCCAGACTATGTAAGAAACAATTTCGTAGGTCCCAGATATAAAGGGATGCTACCAAGTTATGTTGATCCGAATAACCATATGAACAATATGTACGGACAACAAATGATGATGGGTGGTTATATGCAACAACAAATGTATCAACAACCACCTGTATATCAACAACAAATGTATCAACAACCACCTCAACCACAACAGCAACCATCTTATGAGGAACAGCTTAAAGTGTTGAGAGCTAATGGTATTATTGTTGATGATTCTGATAATGACAGAATCACAATTCCTGATCAAGAGTTTGTAAACCCGGGACCATATGTTCCAGGAAGGAATGGTCCTATTGAGTGTACAAGACCTGATGGTACAGTTGATTATGTAAACGTAAATCAACCACAACCATATGATCAAGTTATGATGCAACAACAACCACCTATGTACAACAATCCATATGGTGGTTATATGCAACAACCTATGTATCAACAACCTATGATGGGTGGTTATTATGAGCAGCCATTTATGCCAGCTCCACAACCACCACAAGGTTATGTTCAAGGTGGAACAACGTATCCGTTAATGCAAGGATTCAATCAATCGTTTCCAGGTTCAACATCAACCGGAAATGTATACTTGGACCAACTTAATGGGTCTGGTAATCCATATACAGCGTATATGAGAAACCCATATACTGGGAGAATGGAATTAAGAAATATCTCAGGATATATGCAAACTTCATGTTCTTTAGATGATTGCTTCTATGGACTAGATAATGCTCATTTCATGGAAGGACTCAACCCAGAGATGCTCTTATCAGCAGAAGATAAAGCTAGACTAGATAAAGAGCGTTACAGAGAAGAAGCTGAAAGTATTTTAGCATTCAATTATGGTACTCCTAATATGTATCAGTATGACACATATAGAGACGAGTTAGAAACCATTAAGAAAGATGAATGTGATCTATGGAGTATGCTCCATAGAAACGCTGCTCATTATGCAGGCAAAGAGTATACAGAAGATGAAGATCAATACGTTAGACAAATGCATAATCCACTCAGACAGATGGAAGAAGCTATTGAAAGACGTAATCAAGCTATGAAAGCTAACATAGTAGACTATACAAGAATGTCTCAGACTCAAATGAAGGATATTCAGGAAGATGCGAAATATCGTGAAGCTATTATGGTAAGTAGAATGTATGATTGGTCAACAAACTTTGAACAACCTTCTAAAGTTGCTATGGCTAATCAAATCTTTGCTAAGATCAAAGCTACACATGATAGGTTGTTAGGTGTACAACCTGGACAACATCAATCATTATCTCAATATCTTGATAGTGCTCATGAATTAGCAAGAGAAGCATTTGTTAGAGATAAGATGATTTTACAAAGAGCTAAGAAATTCTCAACATATGACAGAAATGCATTTATTAAAGAACTTTATGGCAAGACTAGAGCTGGACAAGAAGAAGCAGAGAAGTCTTATATGCCAAGAAATAATAATGCGGATGGTGGTGTAAGAGAGGAGTTTTTAAATATTAGACCAGGGTTTAAGAAACCAAATGGTGAATTCAGTGAAATCAAACTAGACATGTTGAAGAACATGTATGCTAGAACTGGTAAGACTGTTCTTGAAGATGATCAAGAAGAAGGTTATTACACAGTAAATGGTTACACATTTACAAACGATCCAAGAATTCAAAGGTTTAAGGAGGGACTAGGAAAAGAAAACGAAAAGTTTGATAATATGATTGCAGTAAATGGCGATAGACGTGGAAAGAAGAGGTCTGAGCTATGATAAACAATCTAGAGGTATATGATAAGGAAACTGGAACAATGATTGATAATCCAGCTCTTCCAATTATCATGAGTATGTATAAAGGAACTACAACGTCGCTTGGAGAGTATTTCGATACTTTACAAGCACCACCGTTGTGTTCCATATTAACAGATTACGATATTGCTGAGATACGCAAAATCGTAACATCTGTAAGACTGGCTGGTAATGTACATAGACGTTTATTTGGAATTAATGAGATTCTAGCTAAACGTGGATTAGTAAAGCTTGCTGGTGGAACAAATAGAGTTGTATACTCTCATCCAATGTATCCTAATATTGTAATTAAGATTGCATTGGATAGAGTTGGTATGAAGGATAATCCATCTGAGTATTATGTGCAGAATCTATTAAAACCATTCTGTACTAAGATATTCGAGATTACTGAAGATGGACTTATTGCAGTAGCAGAGAAGGTGGAACGTGTTAGGAATATCAAAGAGTATACAGAAATGTCTGATGATATATACTCTTTGTATCTATACTTCGTAAAAGAGAAAGGTTTAGTAATGGAAGATATTGGTGTTAAGTTCTTCATGAACTGGGGAAATAGACCAATGTTTGGACCGGTAATACTAGACTTTCCATATTGCTATGAGATTGATCCTAAGAAACTCCATTGCAAGAATGTAGATGAATATGGCAGAATTTGTAATGGAGAAATAGATTATGATGATTGCTTCAACTTCTTAGTGTGTAAGCGTTGTGGTAAGATTCATAGGGCATTAGAGATATCAAAAGGTAGGTTTGAAGAAGCTATTGCTGATTCTAAACTAATGAGAAATTTAGGAGGGTTAAAAATGGAGATCAAGATTACAAGAGGAAATACTGTTGAAAAGACCGTTAATACTCCAGACGTTAAGAAGAGTATTGGAAAACCAGCAGTTGCAAAATATTGGAGAACTAAGACTAAGTGTAATGATGCAACTGGTGTAAGTTCCGATGTTGTAAAGATTGAATTAAGAAGAGGAAATAAGAAGATTGCTACTGATGCTTTATATGGCACAACATTAGCAGTGGTTGAAGAGGAAGCTCATTTCAAGGTTGAGACTAATAGACATCATGAAACTGACGTGGTTAAAGAGGAGCCTGTAGTTGAAGATACTGCTGTAGAAGAACCAGTTGTCGAAGCTCAGGAAGAGAAAGAATCTGTTAAAGAAGAAATTAAGACTTCTAAGACAGTGGAACCAGAGGTTGTAGAAGTTTCTATCACCGATCCAATTGTTGAGGAGGGGATTGAAAAAGAGGAAGAAACTCCTGTAGTTGATGCTATTCCTGTAAGAGATCCTGAAATTACATTTAATGTAGATTCAACGATTTATGATGAAGCTTACTCAAAAATTTTAGAAGCAAAAGAAAAGAAAAATCCTGTAAGTGTAGATCCAGAAGTTATAGAGGAAGTTGTAAATACTTTTGTTTCTAATGAGGAAGGTGAGTTAGAACCAGCAGCTTATTTAAACACAAAGGAAAAGAAATCTGCAAAGAAGACTTCTAAGAAAGTAGAAGTATCTGATCCTGTAGATGATGATGGAAGTAGACCAGCTAAGAAGAAGAAAGCTACAACTTCAAAGAAGAAAATTGCTAAGAAGAAGGTTGAAGAACCTGTAGTAGTTGAGGAGGAAGTTGTAGAAGAAGCTGAGACTATTGACAAGGTTAAAGATGTAAACGATGATGGTTCTTATATGATGGATTTGATGGAAGAAGCTTCCAAGTTCGAATCCCCAACAGATGAAGAACCTGATGTAGTTGCCGGTATGGTTGAACGTGGAGAAGCAATTGAACCAGAACTTATCAGAAGAAGTAATACAAGAGTTACTGTAGATGATATTCTGAATAATTATTAATCCATGTTTCTAGGAGGTAATGTATGAATATTTTTCAAGGAACTATGTATGTCGTTGATAGTGAACGTGTGATTCTGGGCTGTATAAATGCAGCCCCTTATTTGAATCATGTAGTTTTAAATGTCAGCGAAAACAAAGATGAAGATATTTCACAATCTCCATATCTGCAAGGTATTGTACAAGATTCAACAATCTTATGTCCACCACCTAGTGCAGTGTATATGGAGATTGATGGTAATACTAATGGATTCATAGATTGTTATAGAGAGTATCTATATAGTCCAGAAGTAAGATCGTTTATCCTAATGGCATTGTTTGGTATGTATAAAGGTATGAGATTGTATTTATACTTACCAGAGTTTACAAATGAATCCATTTGGATTGGTGTTCTAATAGAACATCTAAAAGATGCATATGGAATTGATGTAGGATTAATCGGAAAGAAGTTCGCTTTTGATGATCAATATTCTGAGGATATCTTATGTGAATGGTATGCAAGAAACTTTATTGATGTATTTGAATTTATCTCATATTTCAATCCTATGGGAAGATTCGGATATAAAGTTCAACCATTTGGTAGTAAGATTATTATGGATCTTATCCCATTTGGATTTAATGTACAGGATCCATTTAAGTTTATTGAATCTTGTAAAGAGGATCAAGCACGAGCAATGCAGATGACTGGAACTGTTGGAAGACTTATTCCAGGAATCTCGTTTGTATAAAAGGAGGTTATCATGTTAGTATTCGGACCAGCAAACGTATTACCAAATGATACAGATTTTAAGGTCTTTAACTTAACCTCTATGTGTGAGAGTATTCCAAGAATGGAACCGTTGTTAGTAAACGTACCACAAGACTTATGGACAGATTCAGAATTTGAAAAGAGTTTTGATATCTGGTATCATGATTATCTGGTTAAGAATGATGATGCATTTCTTGCTTATATGCAGATAATTGTATCATTGTATGCTGGAGAAAAGGTTTATGTGTGCATATCCAGATTGGAGTCAGATCCATATCTGGATACTATCAATGAATCATTTATGAAATTTGTTCAACAGAGATACACTCTAAAATATCATATTGTAAATACAAGAGAGGATCTAGACGATCTACAAGATGGGGGATCTGATTTTGCATTGTTTGAAGGATTAGAGGTTCTTGATGTTGACAAGATGAGGTACATCAAGACTCTAAGCCTTAGAGGTACAAATTTCTATGGCTTCTAATTTATGGAAGAATATAAACTATAGATCCAAAGTCCCGTATATAGTCAATTACTATATACGGGAATATGATCTATCCAAAGCAAACATATCATGTTTGTTGCATTATGGAGTCATCTCAGTTGATGAGTATAATAGAATTTATTCTATGCCAAAAACTGAGAGAGAAGTTCTTATTGGTAATATGATAAGAAATGATAAAGATGTGTATAAGTATATCAAGAATGGTATTGCTTATGCTAGAAACATGTTGTTTGATAGTAATCAAATAGAAGACTTCGAAGTCTTATCCATAAAGAATGATGCTGTATTCGTTTATGGTAGAGAATTGAAGTATACTTCTTTTGAAGAATTTACTTTCAAAGAAAAGAATGTTTATACGACATATATGAATCTATGTGGTATAGAAATATACTACAAAGATTTCTTAGATGAGAACGGAAACACGTTGTCTGATATTACTGTAAAAGGTATATCTGATGATAAGGTAGAATTACACAATAATGGTATTCTAGATATTATAGGAAACGTGTGCTATATGATACAACGTAACAATATTCGTGACATACTATCATATGCTACAAATGTTTATAATGATTATAGGAATAGAAGACTTCCTATAAACTATTATAGAACATTTGATCCAAGATCGGAGATTCCTGTACTAACAGACTACTTTGCATATTGCGTCCAATTCGAAGATGAATCATTATTGCCGATAGTTGACGTATCTGCTAATGATAAAATATTTAGAGACTTGTTGTCAATTGTATTTGATATCTATGTTTCTAAATATGGAAAATAAGTATATACATACTTATTTTTTCCAATATAAGTTTTGTCAATATATTATATACATGAGACATAGTATATTGATTTATTGGAGGTGATGCTTATGGAGAGCATATTAGTAAAGATTTTAGATGAACTCAAGATGGGTTCTACTAAATTATGCTATAAGAATTCAGTAACTCTGAATAATATAGCAATGAGGTTATATCAATTAGAAGAATTAGAACCTACAGATGTGGAAGATTTAAAGAATCTTCTTTACATCTGTAATGTGTTATACAATGATACAGATTGTTCTGTATTACCAATTGAAGATGGTGTATATGATCTTCTATTGGAGAAGTATAAGAAGTATGATCCAAACTATCAGATTGGATCTAAAGTATTCTCATTTGATAACTCTGATGAGAATGTTGGTTTTTGTAAAATGTGCAATTCTGATATGGTTGAAGGTATTTCGTTCACGTCCGATGAAGACAAAGAGTTTATGGAAAACTCAACGTACTTTTCAAAATTTGTACACAAGATTGGAACTTATGCTAATCAGAATTATCCAGTTAAACCATATGATATTAACGCTGGATATATAGAGAAGCGTAAACATAATACTGCTCACAATCATCCAGAGTTAATTGGTACTCTAGATAAATGTAAGTTTGTATTAAATGATGATGCAAAAGAAAGAGGTGTCTTCTTAGATGCCAATGTAAAGATTCTAGAAAGAGACTTCTTTTGTAATCATATCGAACGTGGGATTATATCTCCAGTAGAAGAGTTTGGTATGGTAATGGAATTAAAATATGATGGTGTTTCTATTGAAGCTGATTGTACAGATATTGTAGTATCTGCACGATCTAGAGGGGACACTGAATCAGATGTAGCAGCAGATTTTACACCACTTCTACAAGGATATAGATTTCCTAATAGACAACCAGGGTGTAAAGAGATTGGGGTTAAGTTTGAAGCTATTATGACAACCTTTGATCTATATAGGTTTAATATGGCTAAGAAGTATAACTACAAGAACTGTAGATCTGCCATTGTTGGTTTATTAGCATCTTCTGATGCTCACCAATATATGGAGTATATTACATTGATTCCTTTGGCTGTAGAGAAAGATGTTTATGCAAATGAATGTAACTCTAACAGAATCAAGGAATTAGAGTTTCTTAATAAGAACTTTTCATCTAAAGGAATGAGAGTAAACTACGATATTGTTTATGGTCAGTATACTGATGTCTTAAGAGACATTAAGTTATTCTTATCAGAAGCTGATTATTGCAGGAAATGGATTCCTTTCATGTATGATGGAATTGTAGTATCTTATTTAGATAAAGATAAGAGGAGGAAGCTTGGTAGAGAGAATTTCGTAAACAAGTTCTCTATGGCTGTTAAGTTCAATCCTCTTAAGAAACAAACAACGTTCAGAGGATATACATACACTGTTGGACAAGATGGATCTATAACACCAATGATTCATTACGATCCAGTAGAGTTTTATGGTACTATCCATCCAAAATCAAGTGGTCACTCATATGCAAGATTTAAAGAATTAGATCTTCATATTGGTGATATCATTGATGTGGAGTATATGAATGATGTAATGCCGTATGTATCTAAACCGGTTAATAACCATAATAAGGAAAACTGTTTTAATACACAGGCAGAAAGATTTCCAACAAAATGTCCTGAGTGTGGTACAGATCTTGTAATCTCAGAGACAGGGAAATCTGTAAAATGTCCCAACCTATCTTGTGGTGCTAGAAGCATTTCAAGAATGGTTAACATGTGTTCCAAGTTAGGTATGGATGGTTTCGGTGAAGCCACTATAGTAAAGATTGGAGCATTAAATTTCAAAGATCTATTCATATCAGTTATAGCAGAAGATGGTGAAATTTCTATTGAATCAAAGGGATTTGGTGAAGTAGAATGTAAAAACATGAGATATGAATTAGCTAAACTGAAAGAAAGAAATCTTACAGATGCTGACTTTATTGGAGCATTGGGATTTGATAACGTGTCTACAAAGACATGGAAACAAATCCTAACCAAGATACCATTATGGGATTTAGATGATTTGATTCTTAGTGGTAATATTGATAAAGCTAAGAATATAATCGGAAGCATTAAAGGTATTGGTCCTTCTACGATAGATACAATCATTAGAGAGTATCCATTCTTTAAGGATGATATACAGATTATCAAATGTGTTATCTGTCCACCTGAATATACACCATCGACTGGTAAAGTAATCAGAGCAAGTGGATTTAGAGACAAGGAGTTATTTGAGAAACTACGTTCAATGGGTTGTGATGCTGATGACAATTCTCAGATAACGAAAGATACTGATATACTACTAGTACCTTCTGAGTCTTATTCAAGTACAAAGACTGAGAAGGCTGCGAAGTATGGTATAAATATTGTAACAGTTCGTGAGTTTAAAGAAAGTATAAGTTATTATATTTAAACTTTAATATCACGGTAACTAAAAATTACAATATATATATATTATATTATTGGTAACAGTATAGGACTGTTATACATAAACACTTTAAAAAGGAGAGTAAAAGTATGGTTAAGAAATTGAAAGAAAGTTGCATTCCAGAGGATTATTCTAAGGCATTGTCTATCACCAACATCAAGGTTGGGACAGAGCATGTCGACAAGATTTTTGTAGTGACCTTTGATGCGATCACTACTTTATTAGCACAGATTAAGAGTCAGGATGTTCCCAAGGCTGTAGTATTTAGATCAGTTGATGGTTCTTTCCTGGCAGCAGCAAAAGTTGAGTATATCAACGAAGTAGAAGATTCTACAGAGAACCACTGGAACTATTTGTGGACTGTAGATGATGCAGATCTTGAAGGTGTTGAGATCATTGATTTCGTAAGCAATGGTCTTCTGATTCCTTATGTAACCTCCACAGCTATGAACTTATACAACCTTAAGTTCAATAACCAGGAGGTGCTTGTAACTATGTGCACACTCTGCATCGAGAGTATTATCAAGTGGCTTAGAGATAATACTAAGGAAGGTGAAGAGTGTACATTGGAGCTTGATGATGTATTCTCTGCTACAGGTGATGTAGTAGACGGTAACGTTGAGATTGCAATCGTTCCCGAAGGTCGTCTGAAGCTTATCATTAAGGATGATTCTGGATTACAGAATTAATTATTATGATGCTGGTGTTGACGATAGAGAGTTTTCTCTATCGTCAATATCCATATGTATATTTTTTGCGAGGTAAAAAATATGATTTGTACCAAAACAGCAGTTGTCGACGGAAAGTTGATAAATGTGTTAACGGAACAAGAATATTCTGAGAATTATAAATTGTATGAGAATAATCAGAACATGTATGCTAACTCGGCTATAGAAGTAACTACAAAGTCTGGAGATTATATCTTACCTTTTAGGAATAAGACGGACAATCTTCCAGGTATTTATAGTGAAGGATTCTTATACTTCGTTAGAGAACCTGTCACTGAAGATGATAGAGAGAAGTATAAGTCTAGTAATATAGACGTAACAGATTTGAGAGATAGTAAATCTATCGAAGATTTTATGTCTAAGACTAAGATAATCAAGGATATGGAAGCATCCACATTATCTGGTTCTGATGATGTATTTATACCACCATTGCTTGAAGAAGATACTCCAGAGATGAGAGCATTCAAAGAAGCTGTAGCTTTGAAGCAATGTGATATCAATAAGTATTCTCAGAGATTTGGGGATAACTTCCTGAATGATAAGAGAATATTTAAGACTGGTTCAGTCACAATGAATAAGCTTATTTCTATATCTAAGAATCTTGATATGGAAGTGGAGCTTGTGTTAAGAGATGCATCTGATACCGTTCCTAATAGAATGGGGAAGGAAGTTAGAGTTATATTAACGGGTGACCAATATGATAATGAACAATTATGATGCACAAAATTTCCCATATTATAATATGGGAAATAATAACATCATGACACCAGAACCACAATACTACGATACTACAAATATGCAGTATGTGGAAATGGCAAATGATAGACCTCATATAGATAAATTTATGAGGGATTTTAATGACCAGACTAGACCTAAATTCAATAAAGAATTGTTTCGTAGAGATAACAATGATATCATTGAAGGGATTAAGAAGGTTATTCTATCTTGTAAAAGAGATAAGTATTTCATTTTAGATGTATTAGACTTTGAAGTGATTACAGATTACGACAAGGTGCAGAATACTCTAAGGAATTACTATAGTAGGAAGACTAAGGACAAGGGTCAGAATCAATATGATTTCATTGAGATTAAAGATTCTGATATCATGTTACTTAAGGTAACCTATTATATCAAGCTGAATGTTCCAAAGGATAAGATTCTGATTAACAGCAGAACTAAACTTCCAGAACAGACAGAAGGTAAAGTGCAATCGCTAATCATTCTACCAATCTATGTAGATAAGTATTACTTTAGAATTGGTGGAAATTACTATTGCCCAATGTATCAAATTGTTGATGGTAGTACATATAACAATGCTACTTCCAACAACAGTAAGATTCAAAGTGTTACTCTAAAGACTCAGTTTATGCCAATTAAACTGTATAAAGAGTATCATGATGTGGAAGCTCTTGGAGAAGGTCCACTTAAGTGTGCATTATATACCACATATATCTTTAAGAAGAAGACTGAAGCAATTAAGTTTATTCTTGGAAGATATGGTATTTATGGTGCAACCGAACATCTTGGAATTGATCAGATTTATATCACAAAGATTCCAGAGGGAGTAACAAAGAAGCAGTTAGCTCAGAATTTGATATTCCCCACAACTACACACTACAACATAATCACTAACACTAGTAAGATTATGATCTCTGTACCTAAGCATATATATGACAATGATAAGATTACACAATCTTTCTGTTATACACTGCTGAAGAATGCAAAGAAGTTTGTAGACTTCCAAGATATCTTTGATCCTAGATATTGGAATATATCTCTTGGATCAGACTTCTCTTCTCCATCTTTGGATAAGGGAATTCCTGTATTGGATTCATTTGAATCTATCTATGATATTAGAACAAAAGAATCAATCAATCTTCCATATGAAGATAAGAAAGATTCTTATTGTATTCTTAGATGGATGATGAGAGAATTCGCATTCTTGAGAAAGAAGGATAATCTGGATATATCTACTAAGAGAATTAGAATGGCAGATGAATATTTACCATACATCTATGCTGCTAAACTATCTACAGGTATATACAGAATTTCTGATAAGGGAAAGAATGTAACGTTCAATGATATTGTAAGAGTAATCAATACAGATCCTGCATATATCATTAAGAACATCAACACATCAAACCTAGCACCTTATGTGGATCTTGTAAATGATAATGATGCAGAGCTTGCATTATCATATACATATAAGGGAATCTCTGGTATTGGTGAACAGGGTGGTAAATCAGCAGTTCCAATCATCTATCGTTATGTAGATCCATCACATATTGGAAGATTGGACTTAGATGCATCATCCTCTTCTGATCCTGGTTTATCTGGAGTATTGTGTCCTATGGTAGAAACTGTTAATGGACAATTTGCTCAATATCAAGAGACTAATGGGTGGGAAGAACACTATTCTCATATTAGACAGGAAGCCAATACGAACAATGGTGTTATTGAAGGGATTACGTTTGATAAGAAACCTGAATTGGCATATGAATATGTAAAGGATGATATGGTTAAGGAGACCATAACTGAACATACTAAATTCATAAATGGTATTCTTGATATCAATGGAATCATAGATTATGGACTCGGTGCAGTTATTGACAACGATTCTATAAAGTCGGTTATTTATGATGATAATATCGACGAAGAAGAAATTGATGAAGAATAGGAGGATAACTTATGAACGATCCTTATTTGTATTTTCTCTATTCAGATCTTCAAAGAGCTGCTAGAGAAAATATGGAAGCGAAGATCAGTAGACAGTTCATTCCAGGTGTTGTAATTGTAAATGGAGTTGAATATGAGTTTACTGAGATATCGTATACCAATAAGAATATTTATATTGACTGTAAGGTTGTTGCAGAAGGATTAAAGTCTACAATGAAATATAAAGACATTTCCTATGCACCAACCTGGAACTTGATTTAGGGGGAAATTGTATGGCACATGTATTCGATATAATGGCGTCATTTACAGGTCAACTTAATGTGCTAAGTTCACATTACTTTGACAATATGCTACTCAATGATATAACCTCCATTCCAGACTTTATTAGTATTGGATTGGATAGACATTTGAGATTCATTGCTGAAAAGGATGAGACTGTTGATGTAGACTCTCTCGTCCTTACCAGCACACATGATATATTCAACCCACTGTATATTGCAGTGACAAGTTCTGATAAACCGGCTGTATTAAAGCTACCAACTATTGTTACTAAGGATGATAAGACTGGTCCTGCTGTAGCTACATTGGTAGTTGTACCAAAGGCAATCTTCAGTCTTAGTCAAGATTTGGATATCCATTACGTTGTAAATACTTTAAAGAGTATCTACTTCGATATTGCTAATATGGACCCAAACTTGTCTTATAATCTATCTGACAAGATGATCACTGTTGGAAATAAAAATGACTCTGAGTGTAAGCTCTATGTTCCAACTTATGATCTTACCATTCTGTATTCTGTATATAGCTTCATCCATATCTACATTAAGAAGTATTTCGAAGCTTCTTCTTTGGATATTGCTCAAATTTTATTACCAGATGCAGAGAATGATGCAAAGATTTTGTCAATGACATTTGAGAAGAATTGTAAGAGTATCTCTTCTCTTAGAGAATCATTTGCCAATGGTTCTATATTAAAGGATGCTCTATACGAGGAATAATAAATTAAAACTCGTATAACAATTATATAAAAATAGGGATCGCAGTCTCCAAAAAATTTCCAGTGTGTTTGTTTTATCAAATACCATAATCAACCTTAAAAAATGGCTCTCGATCCCTGTTTGATAAAATATGTGATGTACCTCTTCAAATAACGAAAGTACATCGAACCCGGCTTGAGGTAGCGATTAATTTCGCTACCTCTTTTATTTTTCTTTTTTTCTAATTCTAGTAATGTTTAGATATTATATATATGAAACAATTACAAAAGAATATAGAAAGGAAGTATTTTATTATGGTTTTAGAATTACTAAGTTTGGAATATTCTGTAAAGTTGAAAAGACAAATCTATGACAAATTTAGAAAAGAATTAGGCTTTACAATGGTAACAGAAATGTGTGACTATCTTGGCATCAACCAAGGTACATTCTATAGGATCATTGGAAAAGAGAGTGTAGATAATAGGATTACTCTTACTCTAGGTCTTATTAGATTATGTAAGAAACTTAAGATAGATATCCATCTTGAAGATATGGATATACTATTCAAGTAACTTGATAATACACCTTCATGGTGTATTATTTTTAGTAAAGAGGTGAGTGTATGAGACTAATGTATTTTAGATTAAAAGGATATGTAAATATCTTACAAGGAATGGGATTAGATGAGATAGTAATTCCATTTGATAAATTGACAAATAGAATCATATTGATTCAAGGAGCTAATGGTACCGGTAAATCAACATTACTAACTACTATGGTTCCAAATCCAGATACATCAGAGTCTTTTAGAACTGATGTTATTGTAGATGAAAGAGGAGTTCAACACATTGTTGAATATCCTGCTGAGAAAGAGCTTCATTATATTGATGATGAAGGTTCTATATATAAGGTTTTAATTAAGTCTGTTGTTAACGATAATAGAACATCAAGAACAACTAAGGCTTATATAGAGAAAGATGGAGTTGAATATAATCCGAATGGTAATGTATCATCTTTTAAAGAATTTAGAGATGATTTGTTTGGAATAAACCCAACGTATTTAGAGATGTCTTCTATAACATCGGAAAACCGTGGTTTGATAGACATGACCCCTTCTGAGAGAAGAAAATATCTATCATCCTTTATAGGGTCAGTGGAAACGTTTAATAACATCTTTAAATCAATATCTAAGGTTGTTTCATTACAGAAAGCTGATATAGCAAATCTTAATAATAGAATCTATAATATGGGAGATGGTGAATCTCTAGAAGTAGATTTAGAATCTAACATGAATGAAGTTAGAGAGTTGCAAGATAAGAAAGATAATACATTAAAAGAGATAGCATCTAATGAGGCTATCATAAAGATGCTAGATCCTAGTGGACAGATTCAAGAATCTTATAATAAGATTGTAGAAGATCTTAAAGAAGTTAAAGCTAAGATATCTATCAATGATGGTAATATTGAAAGATTTGCCAAGACTCATACTGGTGGAGATTTCAAGAGTGAATTAGATTCTGTAAATAGTAATATAGATAAAGTAAATAAAGAACTCGGTGATGCTTCTACTGAGTTAAAATCTTTATCTATGTATATTGAAACAATCCAATCTGATATAGCTTCTAATAATATGAAATTAGAAAAGTTGGTATCTGAGGATTATGATGCAACTATTGTTGATAGACTTGATGTATTGGATAATGATATCAAACTATATGAAGATAAGATTGGTAAGGAAGTAATAACAGCTCTTAGTAAGATTGGTAATAAAGATGTAATAGATCTTGTGAACAATCTTACAAACTTCAAGTATGCTATACTTCCATTAAAAGATGCAAATATGAATTCATATAAGTTTGCTATCGAATGTATCTCTAATGAATTATCTTTAGATGAGTATATCATATCTCTAAAAGATGAGATTATGTCTTTAGAGTTAAAAGTATCTAATTTGAAGAGAACTCAGGAAAGTTTGGAGGAAGATCAAAAGTCTATTAAACTATTAGGTCAAAGACCTAAGACATGTAAAGATGATACTTGTATCTTTATTAAAGAATTGGTTGATGTTGCAAATAGATATAAGAACGTTTCTATTGATGAAGAGATTGATAGAGTTTTAAATACAACTGTTTCAACCTTAGAAACTATCAAAGAGAAGAATATCAATCTTGAAAAATGTAATGAAGCTATTGATATCTTTAGAGCAATTACTAAAGCATTAAGTTTCATTGATAGATCTTCATCCATAATTGAAAAGTTTGATAATCTTAAATGGATGAACAATAGAAAGAAACTTCTTACAAGATTGATTGATTTATATACATTAGATGATGAAATCAAAGTTGCTAATAGCTTATATGCTATGACTGAGGATGTAAATAATTACAATGTTCTAATGGATGAGTATATTAAGCTTAAAGCAAAATATGAAGCTAATCTAAAGAATAAGTCTGATATAGATTCCATTACAGAAACTGTATCTAATCTTATTGATAAACTTAATGAAACTAATGAGAAGACTACAAAGATAACTTCTACAATAGTTCATTATAAAGAGATTCTAGATAACTTTGAAAAGAGAAAGGTTGATCTAGAATATATCTTAGGATTGTATGATATAAAGCAATCTTTAGATAATGATATGGATAGAATTAGAACTGACTATGCAACCATAAAGGATAATATCAAATCTATCAAAGATAAGGTTGATAGAATTGAAGAACTTCATACAGATCTTGATGGATACAATAATAGTATTGAGATTCTAAACAATACTATTGCTGAACAGAATATCAAGATATCTAATCTTAGAGATTATAAACATGAAGTAGAATCTCTTAAGGTTGAATATGAGAAGATGAATTTCATTAGAAACTTATGTTCCCAAACTAGTGGTTCTAGTATCCAAGCTGAGTATGTAAAGATGTATATGAATGATATCATTAGTACATGTAATTCATTATTGAAGTATATGTTTGATGGTAGCCTTACATTACAACTACCAGTGATTGGAGAAAAGGATTTCTCTATTCCATTCATTGGTCCATTTGGTATGGTTGTACCAGATATATCCAATGGTTCTACAGCACAAAAGTGTATGATTGGTTTAGTGTTCAATTGTGCATCTATGTTGAGAATGTCTACTAAATATAATCTATTTAGATTAGATGAGATTGATGGTGGATTAGATACAGAGAATAGGTATGGATTCATTACAGCTTTGAATTATCTATTAGATATCACTAAAGCAGAACAGTGTATTATGGTATCTCATAATAATGAATTTGATACACAATCTGTTTCTAAGATTATCTGCACAAAGAATGGAATTAGTTTTGAGTAAAAAGGTCCAGTAGGTGAAATTCACCTACTGGATTTATTTTTTTAATAATTATTGAATTTATCCTCATTTACATAGATAACCTTCTTTACATCTCTAAGGTTAGTATTCTTTGCAGTTCTTGTACGAGGATCAATTACATAATCTTCAATAAGAATATCAGAAGATTCTGGCATATTTGGAACAGGTTGATTTGTCTTCAAGTTAATCCACTTGAAGTATTTCATTCCAGACTCTTGGTCATAAATGATTACTTCTTCAATATCGGGATTTCCTTCATTGAGCATTCTATTCTCTTCAGGAGTGATATTATTAAGGTAGCTTGTTAAACCAGGATCAGAAGTTGTTAATGCTACAACAGACGTATCATTAGCCACTCTATCAGCAGGAATCATTCCTGTAACAGCCATGGTAAGTTCCTTAGTTGTTGGCTGAGAGTAAGCAGAATTAGCTCCAACTGGAGTATTGATGAATGCACTATAAGCATCCATAATCATCTTATTATCATCTGTCTGTAACAACGCTCTATTATCCTTAAATCTACGATATTCCATTTCATTGGACTTGGTGATATTGGTATTGATTTCCTTAATAGCTTGTAGCTTTGTAGCCATAAGAGAAGACATAGAAGAGATCATGTTTGTCATATACATGTACTTACCCTTCATATTCTGACGAGTTCTGATATAATCAAACTCATTCTTAGCATTTGCTAAGATCTCATCAGCTTGGTTAATAATACCATAAGCCATATTATTGGTATTATTATACACATCACCATATACTGTAGATTCAACAATCTCCTTAGAGTTTACTACAGCATTATCCTTATCATCTCCACTATCAGATGATTTCTTCTTTTTAGTTTTTACCTTAAGAGCAGTATCTCCTTTATCGGTAATAATTGGCATTGGGTTAGCGTCAACATAAACATCCTTACCAATAAGATTACCAAAAGATACTCCAGTATTATGAGCTGGTTCTACTTGTGGTGCTCTCTGAGGTTCATAGCTTTCTGCTTGAATCTGGTTGCCAAATTGATCATACGCAACTACAGACTGTTGTGGTCTGTAATAATTTTCATTTTGTCCACTACTATAAGAAGGTGGATTTGGAAAATTTATATCCATTTTTTATTTTTGTCTCCTTTTCTTTTATTTACCTAAATGTGCCTTATATCAATAAATACAATAGGCGAAACTTATTAGTATAAGTATGTTAAATATGTGTGGAAGGTGGGTATTTCATGGCTAAAGCGAAGATGGATATAAAAATTGGTGAAGAATACGAATTATTAATACCTGGATATCCGAAGGGGTCTGATATAACAATTTTAAATTGTTCTTATATAAAAGAATATGTTGAGAATGAAGAATCTGGTAAGAGAGATCTTGTAGATTTTATGTATATAGTTTTTAGAGATAATAAAACTGGTAAGAAGAAGCATCATATTATTGATAAACCTGAGTTTACTTTTTATAGATTAAAAGAAGGTTATCAAATTCCGGAATATGTATTAGCATTTACAGAAAAGGATAATGTTGAACCTATTACTTGTAAATATTCAGAGTTGTTAAAAGTAATAGCAACATTGACTGGTAAACTGGATATATTCTATGATAATATCAGAAATAGAAATAGTTCTGCAAATAAGGTGTTACATTTAGAACCAATGATATTAGGTTCTGATGTTCATATAGACGATTTCTATAGAGAAGCTTTTAGAAAATCTTATACAAATAATACATTTAAGATTAATAAAGGATTCTTAGATATAGAGGTTGATGGTACTTATTCTATATTAGACTTTCCACCATCTGGTGAATGTCCAATTAATATGGTATCATATTTAGATGCTGGAAATAATGTATCATATCAATTCATATTGAATGAAAAGAAGAATGTACTGATTCCAGAATATAGAGAATCTTTTAAACATCAGAAAGCTTATGATGAATTGAGAAACTTTGTTATCAAGGCTGTTGGTGGGGAAGGAATGGCTAAGAAGTATGGAGTTGATAAATTCGAATATAAGATTCTATTCTTTGATAGTGAGATTGAGTTGATTAGGACTTTGTTTAATGTGGTTAATGAAACAAGTCCAGACATGTTGTTGATATATAATATGAACTTCGACTTGAATTATATCATTGATAGGATAGTGAAATTAACAGACGATCCTCAAGAGGTTTTAAATATCATTTGTGATGATAGGATTCCTGTAAAGTTCTTGAAGTATTATGTAGATATAAATAATCTAAACAATACGGAAGAACGTGGAGACTTTGTTAAAGTTGCATCTCTTATTGTATGGATTGATCAGATGATTCACTTTGCATCTAGACGTAAAGGTAAACATGCTCTTAAGAGTAATAAATTAGATGATGTCGGTGAGATTGTTGCTGGTGTTAATAAGTTGGATTATTCTCATATCACAACAAACTTTAAAATGTTTCCATACTTAGATTTTAAATTATTCTCTTATTATAATATCATTGATACAATTGTTCAGCATTGTATTGAAAGAAAGTCTCAAGATTGTGAGTATATATTAACGAAAGCATTAGTTAATAATACTAGATTTGAGAAGGTTCATAGACAGTCTGTATATCTTAAGAATAGATTCTATAGAGATTATTATGATATGGGATTTATCTTAGGTAATAATAGAAACATTGTTGGAGCAACTACCGGTAAATTCCCAGGAGCTATGGTTGGAGATCCAACTCATAATGATAAGAGTGTATATATCGAAGTAAATGGACATCCAACTCATATTGCAGATAATCTTGTTGACTTTGACTATGCTAAACTTTATCCATCTATTATTGAAGAGAATAATATAGCTTCTAATACTCAGATTGGTAAGATTATTATTGATAAGCAGATTAGTAATATGGAACATACAGACATGTATACTTCAGCAGATGAAGAAATGGATATCTCTAGATATAGTAGAGGTGGTGAATTCTTAGAGAATCTTATGTGTGGTAACATGCTTACATTCTTTAAGAAGTGGTTTAATCTTGCAACTTTCAAAGAAATGCTTAGTGATGTAAGAGAGTTCTTTAGTAAGTTTGGAGGATATGGAAAACCATTAGATCACGATGAAGCAATCTATTTTACAAATTGTAAAGAGGTTGATGGAATTGAGTTTGTATCTAGAGATTACAGTGATGAAGTTTCTATCAGATTTAATGATGCACTAGATAGTAATATCAAAAATGATATCATTAAAAAGATCGAAGAAAGGGCATTTATCTAAATGAATAATATAGTAGAATTTGTCACATATGTACAATCCATTGTAAAATCTTGTGCTGGATTTATAAAAACGGAAGGTGTATTCATGCACCTTCCTGGAACTATTGTGATGAGAAGTTATGATGCTTCTGTATTATCTGTTATAAATATTCCTATTGTATATAATCACATCTTTGGTGGTGTAATTAATACATTCTTGAATCTAAAAGAAGATTCAGAAAAGGAAAATGTTGATAATGGATTATATTATATAGGCAGGAACATAGATTTATCGAACTTAGAGAAGACTTATGGAGTCTATCATGCAATAATGAACAACCATCAGTGTATCTCTAAAGAAGATGATTGTTTTCTCATCCCAGGTTTCATTGAAGCTAGTTCATCAACAGAAATGTCTCCATTATTATATACTGGAGAGGGGTATAGAAATTTCATTGTTTATGTAGCAAAGTGGTTATTGCCAATGAACAAAGGTGATGGTTGTTCTTTAAGATTATATAAGAACAATGATGTTCACTTAGTAAGATTTATTGTTCATAAAAAGAAATTGAATCTTGATATAAATATAATGTACAATACAATTCCCTATACAGCATCTTAGCTGTATAGGGATATTTTCTGTATTAGTAGTTATCGTCTCCACCACCACCGTTGTCATTACCAGTATTGGCAATATTAAGCTCCATCTTAACTCTACTCTTAATCTGTTCAACTTCTTCCTCGGAAATATATCCAGGAATAATCTTATTGATAAGAGCTTTCTTAAAGATAGCTTTAGCTTCATCAGGTTCACCGTTCATATCAATCTCAACTCTAGTATCAGCATACTGAGCAACAGTCTGTAACAGCTGTTGTCCCTGAGTAATAGATAAGAATGCTGGGATTGGTAATTTTAATTCAAGTTCTTCATACTCACCATATTCAAAGAAGTAAAGCTTAGTAATAATCTTACTACAGAAGTATTCGATTATAGCTTGTCTCTTTAATACGTTTCTTAACAGCTTAGCGTTAGTCATTGTATATCTAACAGCGAAGTCCATTCCAGTAGAAGAGTTTACAATCTCAGTAGGAACTCCAGTAGCATTGATAGCAGACTCTTCTAGATTCTGCATTGTATCTGACGGGAATTCAAACTGTTGTCCAGGCATAGTATCAAACTGAATTGGTGCATCTCCACTCGGACCCATAGGAATAACAAAGTCATTGAATCTTCCAAGCATTCCTAAGATATTATTTACACTCTCCATTTGACGAATACCAAAGTTACCCTTCTTAATCTGAGAGATTACATTCAACAAAGATTGAGCAACGTTAGTATCAAGAGATTGCTTTACATAATAAACACGTCTATCATAACCCCTGATAGATTGTCCAAGTACAGTTGTGGTATTAAGAAGAATCCACTGTTTAGCAGATACTAAAGAATCCCAAAGATCGGAGATTCCTCTATGAGAAACAGGATCTTCTTTAAACTTAAGATGATGAATATCATCAGCAGGAATAAATGTAATATTCATATCTAAAGAAGAATTTGAGATATTATATTTATCATTATACTTGAGCATAAGATAAATCTCTTTAGATAAATCTGTATTAGCATTTATGAAGGTTGTATCAATAGCATTGGAGATCTTAGAAGATACAGTCTTTAATAAAGCATCTCCAGACATAGAATCACTAGACTGTTTAGCATTGAAGATAGAGTTTACACTACCATCATTCATGGTATTCTGAGAGATTGAATTATCAATATTAGCTAAGCTATCAATATCAAACTCAATATAATATCCACCAAAGAAAGTATCCTCAATATAAATAGGAATAAACTTACTATGGTCAATACTTCTCAATACAGCTCCAGAAGCTTTAATCTTTCCAACCTTTTCTACTTTATTATCATACAACCCAGAAGCAGCTGTCTTATCATAATCTTCAATCTTAAGATCATCATCAGGAATAGTCTTATCAAAGGTTAATGTATTATCACCATTGATCTTACTAATATGCTGATCATAAGTTGTACTATCTCCATTATGAGCTTCTAAAATAGCAGCTTCATTAAAGCTTTCACATAATCCAGTAAGTAATTGATTAGAAATAGCTTTTCTGATTACAGAGTTATTATCAATAGCTTCTTTTAATATATTAGACTTATCAAATGTAATCCTAATCTGAGCATCTTTTACTTCAGCCTTAGTCTTTACATTCTTTACGTTTATAATATCGCCTTTAGCATCAACAACAGATTCTGATACAGAAGAGTATCCACCATTACCAACTTTTCTTTCCATAAGCTTCTTTAAAGCTACATCATATGGTACACAGTATACAAGATCTTCACCATACTTAGAAGTGGTATCATACCACTTTTCAATTCTATTCTCTAAGTCATATTTCTTTTTAAGATTCTCGATATTATTCTCTAATACAATCTTCTTAGAAGATTGCTGAGTATCATTCTTAGGAACAATACGAGCAAACTCTTTAGAATATGAATCTGAACATAATACAGCATCTTTCTTGATATCTAATGCTGTTTGAAGTTTAGGCATATATTTACAGATAACGTCAAACTCGTTATCTAATTCTTTAACCCACTTAGACTTAGCATACGTATCAATAATATTACCAACCAATTCTGGTGATTGGAATAATGATGCAATATCCTTATCATTCCCTTTACCAAAGTTGGTTGTTATAGAATCATCAGTAATGTTCTTAGAAAGCTTCTGGTATAATCTTGATATATTAGACAAGTTCTGATAAGTATCATCTCCACCAGTAGACTTCAAAATAGAGTCATCTAATGAAGCCATTACAGTGTCATATATCTTATCTTGAACGGTAGAAGTATGATACGTGGAAGAGTATAAATCATCTATTCTATCTTCCAACGTATCTAACTTGTTATTTATTTTCTTATTTACATCAGCCATTTTATTCTCCACACTTCTATTATATTGATTATAATCATGTTTAGAATATAGAAATTAATGTAGTAGAGAATGAATCTCTACTACATTAATATTTATCTTAAGCCTTATATAAGTTCTTTACAGTGTTTGCAAGAGTCTGGTTGGTAACGATATTAGAGATCATACCGTTATTCTCAACCTTGCTGCCGTAAACATCATATCTATACTCATTAGAGTCTAATACAAGACGTCTATTAGTATTGGTAGACAGATCATTCTGTAACAGCATAGCAGCATACTTATTAACAGTATCACCCATGATTGGGAAACAGTTGAAGTTGATGCTGATTTCCTGGAAGTCAATAGAACCTTTGGTAGAGTTATACATATTTCCAAGAGGAGCAGATGTCGGCTGAGCATTAGCCAACAAGAAAGCCTTCTCAATCTTTCTACAAGTATTATCAGTTACATAATACAAGAAAGTGAAAGTCTCATAATCAGAACCTGGATCAGTGATAATACCATTCTCGATAAGACCATGATAAGTCTTAGCCTTGGTATTAGGATCTTTGATACCAGTAAGGTAATATGTGAGATAGTTGGTTAACAGAGAACCAGATCTCTCATAGAAGCTCATATCAACCTGGATAGATGTATCCATAGTAACGTTGTTAATCAACTGCATTTCGTTGTTACCGTTACTGATACTTCCAGCGTTTGCACTGATATCAGGAATTCCGGATAATCCCTTAAACTCACCCTCGATGATGTGAGTTACACCATCCTGAAGGTTCTTTACTCTTGCATCCTGTTGTCCAAGAATTTCCATGAACTTAGGAACAGATACTACAGTGATAAAAGAATAACCAGTCTCGAACAAGTCAAACTGCTTAAGGTTTGAAAAGTCTGTAACACCTTTCATCAGTGTGTATTCCGTTACGTTTCTTGGCAATTTAATATAATTTAAACCAGTCATATATTTTTAATTACCCCCATTATACATTGATTGATGCGGTAGTTACAGAAGTTGTATTATCTGGACTACCTTCTACAGCAAATACGTCGAAGATCTCACCTTGTGGGAAGTCCTTATAGTAGCAATACAGAGAAGCATTGAAGATCTTATTAGCAATCATCTCATCATCTCTTGTATATACCATATCAATAGACTTGAAGAACTTCTTGTACTTAGTGATTACGTTATCCACGATAAGCTCTCTGTACTTGTTGAAGTCTACAACGTTACTATCACCAGCAGCATCCATAAGCATGAATCTGATCTTCGGAGTATAACGTCTGATATCCTTAATACACATCTGAGTTACAATTACATTGGAAGAGTAAGACAGAGGACCAGCATGATCCTGAGATGTATAAGTAGACAATACAGTTAACACACCCTCGGAAGAGTAGTTAGCATAGTTGATCTTAAGCTCATCAAGAATCTCTTTCTGGTTAACCTTCGGAGTAATTCTCGGAGTAAAGGTCATTGTTCCCTCAATAGCCTCAGTAATAGTGATCTTGTTAAACTCACCAGCGATTGGAGCAGCAACGTTAGTGGTATAATGCTTAACCAATAATGGAGCTAATCCATGAATCATAGTAACACGAACCTGCTTCTTAGAATCACGATCAATGATATCATAGCAAGTCATATAATCTCCAGCGAATGGAGACTTAGTGATTTCCGGTTTCTTTACATATTCTACAACATCCTGAAGACTTCTGATCTCAGTTCCCAAATCACGGAAATAGTAGAAGTCCTGTCTCCAGTTTGCTAACTGAGCAAGCTTACTCTTAACCTCTAAAGGATAGTTAGCATCGCAGCAATAGTCAATCTTATACTGATCAAGATCCCAGATAGATGCATCAACATCTCCGGATAAGAACTGAGAAGCTTCGCTAGTCCAAGCAGCAGTAGCCTTATTGCCAGGGAACGGTGCATCATCAAATGCTCCATTAGTTCCAGACTGAAGAGGAATTCCATAAGTAGAATTCAATACTACAGCATCAGTAGACTCGTTATCAATAACGATTCCAGGAATATCCTTAGCTCTGTTAGTCTTACCAAAGATGAAGTCTAAAGCATAGATCTCAGCCTCAGAGTATCCAGTGATCTCAACAAGCTTCTTTACATAAGCTGCTGTTCCAAGTGCAGAATACTGAGTAGCGAACTGATAAGATGTGGACTCAGTCATACTAAAGTTTCTGCTGTTTCCAGAGTAGTTAGAGATTCCATCAGGATAAGCAGAGAATCTAGCATTCTCCATAACAATATTATCTTCAATATCCTGAAGATTATAGATCATGAAGTTGGTGCTCTTGGAAACATCATAGTCTGGAGTGATACGGAACTTCTTGATACTCTTTCCTCTACCGTTATCGCAGATAACGAATAATGGGAACTTGCTATCAGTCTTTCCTTCATCAGCCTTAACCAATACTTCATCAAGAGTCTTAGCATTCTCTACAGTTGATACAGTATACTTAACCTTAGCAAAGTTTACTGTAGCCTTTGTAGCTGTTACTTCCTCAGTCTCTTCACCAGTATCCTTCAGATAGATCTGCTTACCATCAGCAGTGGTCTTATCCTTCTGCTCGGTAGTTACGTTTGCATAGACAACAGCGTTAGCTAATGTCGCTGTCTCTGATACAATTCGCTTTGCAAGAATTCTACCACCAGCCTTTACAATAGCATGAGCCTGAATCAATGGCTGACCATACTTGAAAAAGTCTGCCTTTGTTCCATACATCTGTAAGAACTCATCTTTTGTAAAGTTTGTAATATTCTCAGTTCCCTTATCGGAAGAGAAGATACACAAAAACAATGGAATGGATTCATCTGTAAGAGTAGCAATCTTACGTTTCTGCAAAACTTCATGTATATTTATTTTTGTTCCTGCATACATTACTTGTTTATCCTCCTTAAAATTATTCTAGGATTTTACCAAATATTTTAAAATATTTATTAATATCCGCTATAGATATTTAATGTTATGTTAAAATTGGTTGTTACATGGTCATGATTCTCTCTAATGGAGATTCCTTATGTTTAGCCTTTCCAGTTTTCTCATCATCAGACATCATAACAGCAACCATGATAGATTCATCAATGTTCTCAGCAGTCATAGCAACGAATGGTGAGATTAACTTAGCAGCTCTCTTAATAGAAATTGGATGATATCCTTGCATAGATTTATCTATAGCTTTAGATAATCTAAATGGTTTATTAATATCATCCGGATCTCTACAAATCTTGGAGTACATTAATCCCATTGCTTGTGAATGTACAGCAAACTTACCACCATTTAATTCCATTGATTCAAATGGAAAGCTATATAATGTGTCATAAGGAATAGAGTTTGGTACATTACCAGTTCTTAAATGTAATCTAAACAACTCTGATACATTATCAATATATTGCTCAGTGTGTAGTCTAGATATTAACTCATCACCATCAAAGAATCTTAATACTCCATAAGTCATCTCGTCCAAATGAGAATCTAATTGAAGTTTAACACCTCTTTCAATCTTACCAGGTTTACACATAAAAAGAGTTGGATAGTTGAACTCTTTCAACTTACCAGGCTTACCACTCTCAGAGAAGATTCTATAGTTAAAAGATCCTAGAATTCTTAAATAAGAACCTTCAATAGTAGAAGACTTCGATCCGAAATATTCATCTGGTATATAATATTCTATATATCCATCTCCAGAGAATAGCAACTTATCTCCATCTCTTTTAGCAAATGGTGGTATTTCGTTGTATTTAAAACTAATATCCATTTATAAAACACCTTCCTATTTTAATTATAATAAAGTTTTTATCCCATAGTTGGAAAACCAACTATGGGACAATTCTTAGAATAAAGCAATAGAAAACTTTCCTTTTCCAAAAGATAAAATTTTGCAAATCATTTTAATGAAATCCATAGATCTAATATATTCCAAAGCATTCTGATCAGTGATGTGTTTCAACAACACTTCTCTTAACGAAACATAAGTGTTGTAGTGGATATCATCATGTTCATTCTTAGCAACAATTGTTGCTGTAAATCTTGGATATACATTTACATTATCAATATCCACTTTACTTTTTAAAGTATCTATAAACTCTTGCTCAAAGTCCTCTATAAGAGCAAGTTTGTTTTCAAGATACTTAATGACATTTATAGTTTCGTGTTCTTGTTTCAAAATCATACTAAAAATCCCCCCTTATCCAAATATTGTATTGGATAATTGTTATTGTAGTCTTTTCTATTAGTTATCTGATTATAATTGTATATATTTGTAACACAATTCAGATATCTAATATATATCTCTACTCTAGGTAATATAGAATAGTATTTATGAACAGATCCATCTGTAACCAACTGGTCATCCAACCAGACATTTGCATTAAACATATCGGAATACTTTTTACCAATATTATCCCAGTCTGGTTTTGGTATTGGTCTATGTAATCCAATCTCTGCTAAGATTGTATCAACTTGATTAAAATAAGAAGGTGTTTTAGAGTATGTATTTATTGTTACTTGACAAGGTGTTTGTATAAACCAATCTAAGTAATCTAATTCTGATCCGATGAGTCTATGCATATAAGCATTATCTTCAGCGGCATTAGGCGAATATACATGAATAAAATCCGAATTAGCTTTTGCTACATTAGATAAATTCTTTCTATTCACTATTCTAAATCTTGGTCTCTTTGCACCTTCTGGATCTTCATACAATACGACATTGAATGAGTTGTATTGCATTGTAGATTCCATAACTCTCTTCTTATTAACCAATTCAATCATCCTATTATCTGATAGATTATATGATGATAAAAGATAATATAGTCTTTTATTATAATCTTTTGGAATATCGGAGTATTTTTGTAAATACTCCGACATCTTTTGTTTTCTATTCTTCATAATTTATACCAAAGAATTTAACCTCCATTTTTAATTCACCAAATGTAATAAAAAAATCACGAATTTCTGATGGATTACTATGCATGCTACCATCTGGAGCTTCCCATTGTGGCATAAATGTTGATAAGTCTCTTCTAGCGTTAGATGACCACCTCCAGTTATCAGTATCAATAGTTGGCATAAGATTTATACTAAAATTTCCAAACCCATCATCATTATCGTGATACATTGGTTTACTAAAATATATTGCAAATGTTCCTTTTTCTTTTCCAGAATAAGGTTTTGGTCTTATAAGATTATTATATAATATATTTGTATTATCATAGTAATAAATTATCTTATCACCAAGATTTTGATGTCTCTCATTAATGTCATATATACTTACATCATATTTAGAACATGCAGAAAAAACTAATTCATTTTTATCATTATATAAATTGACAAGTACATTATCTATTGATAATAATTTTCTATTATATATTATGCTTGATAATGATGTTGGATCAACAACACCTTTTGTATTTCTAACAAACTTATTTCTACCGTTAACATTTTTTACACTACCATATGCTCTAGCAGAACTTGGTAATGCATATACAGAATTATATAATGGGTTATATGGGTTAAATAAATTGTCTGTATTTAATGGTGCTATATTTAGAAATCTACGTTTTTTATCAAGCTCCATCATTTTATCTTGGTAATCTGAAAGATAAAACTTTCTATTATTTCTTAAATCAAAATTAATACCACCATCTTGATTTATATATTTATCGCTTGGATCTACTTCGATTTGACCATTTTCAACATCATTATTTAAATCATTTAAATGTGGTATACGTTTATAATTTGCAACAATTTTTTTACCATTAACCCATGCTGATCTACCTATAGGTAAATCACTTTTTACCAAGTCTCCTGGAGTTTTTGATGCTAGTGTTGGTACTGTTAGAATACCTGTACCGTTATGATACCCCTTAGGAATATTATACAAATCACCATTATCTAATATGATATTTTGTGGTGCATTGACTTTCATTTTTCCATTTTCTATAATGACATCCATACCATCATCTTGTGGTCTGGCAAATCTTTTAGTTTCCAACACATCTTCAGGTTGTGCTTGGTTACTTGTTGATATTGTTGCAGCTGCCTCTTCTCCTAAATGCATAGTACCAACAATTTTCTTACCTTTAGAATGTGCTGTATATCCTAACAATAAATGATCAGCAGTTGCATCATCTTCACTCATATCTATTGGTGAAATTGTTACGTCCTTATAGTATCCATCAAGATTAATAGGTTCTGTGATAGTCTTATCGTTACCATGACCAACAGTCTTTCTTATAGTACCGGTAGCTTGAGTTCTATCTCTACCAATAAAAGTCTTACCATCAACTACATCATCAACAGTTGCAGATAATTCTGGAATATTAGAAGCTTTAGATGTGCCTATAACTTTCTTTCCATTAACCCAAGCAGTCTTATTAAAAGCAATATCCGCCGCTGTAGCTGTACCATAAGTAAAATCCGTAATATCTTTAGCTTTAATTATAGTACCTTCATGGAATCCATCTGGTAATGTATAGGTCTCACCAGGTTCAATTGTCTTATTCAATTTATATAAATCAGCTTTACCGTAAAGAATCTCATTAGTGTAAGGATCTCTATAAGCATGATTATTAGCAACATCAATCGGAGATGCTACTCTACTATCTTCACTATTAGAACCTTCTATATTTACAGAAGCTTCACCATTCTCAGATTCATAATATAGATTGTTATTATCTCCCATATATATTTCTCCTTGTTTTTAATATTTTAATAGTTAGTGTTTATATAAAACAATACTTAGATGATCAAAAGACCATCTAAGTATGTACATTATTTCAGTTTAAATAAATAGATTTTCTTTCCAAAGAATATATAATATGGATGTGGTCCTTCTTGGAAAATGAAGAAGTTAATAACATCTCCAATTACAATTGCTATAGCTGATAATAATATCCAGAATATAGTAAACTGAGGACAAATAATACCATATAAATTCATTGGCATATCTGAATAATCCCACATTCTAGAATGGAAGATGAATACAGAAATTAATCCAACAATAAACTCTATAAATGTAACAACTACACCACCAAGAACCATTTGAATTATAAATTCTATATCCCAAGAAATGCTGTTGTTAAAAGAGTCTATAATCATGAATGCTGTAGCACCCATTAATCCAGAAGCTATATAAGACCAGCCTGGTTCAAATAAGCTCATCTTAGAATGAAACATTACTTCTATCATTATATATGTGGAAAATCCTACATAAAACAAAACGATTTTTCTTGCTAAACTATTCATACTCACCCCAAATTAATTCTGTCTAGTAATAGAATCTTCGTTAGTAATAGGATTAGTTCTATTAATATCTACACCAAGATTGGTTACCGTCTTACTAGCAGCAAGCTCAGCAGTATACTTAGCAATAAATTGATTCATGATAGAAGTAGACTGTTTAAGAATCTCAACATAAGTATCATAATACTTACCAACCAACTGATCACCATACTTAATCTTCTCAACAAACTTTACATCATCTTCTGTAGTAAATTCATTGAGAATGTATTGCTTTAATTGATTATAGTAAGTAGTCTGATTTGTCTTGTTAGCCATAAGAGCCATATAGATATTGAAGATCTGTTCAACAGAATACATCTTACAATCTTTACCATCGGCATGGTATGGTTGTGGCATTCCAGTGGTTCTTGCAGATACCATGAGGTTATCAATATTAGTCTGATCTCCTGTAGCTAGTTTATAAGAAAAATGCTCTGTATTACCATCAATGTCTACATCAGTACCATTTTCGATGGCTTTAGAGCAAGCTTCTGCAAACTCTATCAATTTAACTTCTTTAATCTCTTTAAGAGTATAAGGAATATTCTGTCCAGTAATCTCAGTATAGATCTCTTCTCTCTCAGAGAATGTAAGCTTAGTATAACTCTTTAAGATTGCGGTTATATCATCACCAGCATTATATCTTTCAATAAGAGATTCAATAATAATTCGTCTCTCTAAAGAACTTATCATTTCAAAGCACCTCCTATAATATCAGCAAGATTTGACAACAACTCTTTATTCTGTTTCTGTAAGTTATCAATCATTTCAAGTGGAGGAATAACTCTAGGAGCTTGATATTCTTTTGTCTCATATTCTAATATATTTCCTTCAGTATCAAACTTTGGAATCTTCTTAATAAGAACAAATCCACCATCTCTATATACTGCTGGTAATTCAATAGCAAATTGTGAGCAGTCAATAGCATATGAATGTTCATCATATATAAGCTTTACAAAATTATTAGCTGTAGTTGGGTCTTCGAACATACTAACCCCTACAACGTTATTAACACCATTTTCATCAGGAGTTATTACAGCAAATTCTCTTTTATTATACATTCACTATCCCCTTTCCATAGCCATAATTTCATTTTTATAAGTTTCGGTGACACGGTCGCCCCATTCTAGGTAGATACAACCACAAGAACCTGATCCAGCACCTCTAGAGCCACGGTATAATATGTTGGCACCATATCTACCACCACCTCCACCACCAGCACCCAATCCTATAGTTGCATTAAGAGCTGAACCATCTGCTGACCCACCAGCTCCTCCACCACCATCACCACCATTATTAACAAACGGTTGACCATTTCTTATGTAGTAGGTTCCACCACCACCTCCACCACCAGCGTATAACACACCGGTTAGTTTAGAACGTGTTGTTGTACCTTGACCAGTTCCTGGAGATCCACCATATTGAACAGATTGACCACTAGATCCATCAGATCCACCTTTACCACCAAATCTAAAACCTTCATTTTGAGATGCTCCAGCACCACCACCAGAACCTCCAGATGCAGCGTCTGGTGTATTTAAATCATCATTACCACTTCTATAATATGGCACATATCCAGCATCTTCAACAGTTAAAACTATTCTATTATTCCCAACAACAATTGTTCCAGGACCACCGTAACCCATCATAACTGGTAAATGATATGATATTGTTTCTCCAGGAGTTACTTTAATAAGTCCTTCTTTGAACTTACCACCAGCTCCTCCACCACCACCCATATATGAGTCATCAGAATGGTTATGTGTAAACAGTCTTCCATCACCACCGTTAGAACCATGACCAACCATAACATATGCCATATATCTAACACCAGCAGGTACAGTCATCTGACCATCATTTTGAGCAGCGTGTCTGGGACCACGATCTGCTATACTAAGAGATCCATTAATATTATTCAATACAATAGATTGTTGTTGCATAGCACCGTACAGCTTTTCATTTAAACCTAATGAAATGAATGGGGTGATAATAACAGTAACATTACCTTGTGGTATAATATCACTAGTGTAATCATAAATAGAAGTGTTTGGATTATATGGGACAATTGCAGTTTTAGATTGACCACTAGCAGTTATATCTATCTTAAATCCGGTACATAGTCCATGTCTGGTTTTTGTATTTCTATCTACAAAAGTGCTCTTATCGTATGACAGTCTTTCATCTGGGCTCAACCTCCATGTCATACTAACTCTGTTAGAATAAAGTTGAGCCAACCTAAAATTTGTTATTACAGATAAACCAAACATGTCTGTAGCCATCTTAGCTACAGTAAGTTTAGATAATTCAATAGATGGATCTTTTCCATCAGCACCATTGAAATATGCACCATTAGGAATTCTAACAAGAACAACATCTTGTTTAACCTCAATAGTATCAGACTTCTTAGAATTCGAATTGTTTGGTAAAACTCCTTCGAGTTTTACACCAGCAGCAGAAGTAAAAGTATTTCCAACAACAACATTCTTAGCAACAGCATTACCAGCAGTCTCTCCAGATATTCCTAATACATCAGTATTCTTTATATATCCAGTCTTCATACCATCGGTTACCTTAAGAACAAGATTATCCCCATCTTTCTCAAGATTATCAAATAACTGAATTGTCTTACCACCAGCAGTACCTTGTTTATTCGTTGTAAAATCAGGAATAGTACCAGATTGTATTTCTCCATTAGGATCAACAAAAGCTTTACCAGCCAAAACGTCAGACGCTTTGGCTGTTATCGCATCTAAATCTGATGATCCTCCACCCGGTCTCATTAACACTTTTCCCATTGTTAATCCTCCAATCATTCATTTACAGAGTAGCAATTTTCTCCACGTTCTATAAATGCATTTATTATATTATCAATTACAGTGTCATCAACACCGTTTACACTCTTTAAAAAATCTCTCATAGAATCTTTATCAAATTCCAACATTTGAACAGTTTCATCTTGTTCACAACTCTCAATTCCATCTTCAAATCCAGACTTGTATACAGATACAGCCCAAGAATTCATTTGATTAAAAGAGTATCTCTTAAGTGCTTGGTATTGACCAAAGTTTAAAGGTTTAAGCATACAATTACCCCGTTAGATTATTTGAATTTATCATACCATTCCGATTCAATGATAGCATCAGATTCAGATAATGATCTAATCATTTCATATTCTTCTAAACCAATAATCTTCTCAGCCCATTCTTTTGGAACAAATAGTGGTGCTCTCACATCCTCGTTATGTTTGATTAACAATTTGTTCCAATAGTAATTATTAGCTAATGCTTCAGCTGTATGTGTATCACATGTAGAGGTAACACGTTCATTTACAGAACCTGTATGTTGATAGTTGTATGCACTGCACCAACCACATCCTGCTGCAATAGGACAGTTGAAACATTTATCTGTACTCTGAGATCTTCTTGTAATAGATTGCATAGAGCAAATATTACATCTATCTTTTGCACAACAACCTATACCATGTTCAACATCTCCTATTCTTAAAGGATCTCTTTTTCCACCTAAAGCAGATTGCATATATCTAACACAATTAAATATATCTCCTCTAACATCAAGTGCTAACATCTGTCCATTTCCACCACACCAGTTTCCATTTTCAGAAGGGTCCATTGGTTTATAAGAATTCGGTTCAAATAATCTAATAGCGATCTTCTCTTCCAGATCATTATCTAAAAGATAATCTGCAAGATTCTTCAACTGTTTGTATAATTCTGTAGCGTGTTCAACTTTCCATACATCTTCAAATACACAGTTTTCGCTAATGTTTGTGAATCCTAAGTTGATCATATTCTTAATAGCATCAGACAAGAACATTACATTTTCTGGCGCTATCGTTAATTTCGTTGCACCCATTCCGGTTTTATTCATCCAATCTACAGCAGCTTTTGAAGCTATGTCATAAGATCCATTACCGTTATAGAATACTCTACAAGAGTCGTGCAATTCTTTGTTTCCATCTACTGTTATAGCCAACGATACTCTACCCTTATACTTATTTAAGAACTTCTGCACTTTGTCAGTGAAATACAAAGTACCATTAGTTCCAACCGATATCATGAAATTATACATCCATGGATGGTTCAGTTCTATACACTTTTTAAGAAAGTATGATATAATCTGGTCAATAAGTTCAACTTCTAGAAATGGTTCCCCACCAATAAAGTCTATAATAATAGCAGACGTATTGCTATGATTAAAGTAATCATTTCTACTAGTATCATTACTAAGTAAAATATCAATAAATTTTTTAGCATCATTGATCTTTAACCTGGTAGAACTCTTACATGTTTGATAACAATATGAACAATTCAGGTTACAGGATTCTGTAACTTGAAATGTTACAGATTTAGAGTTCACTCCTTTTCCTTTCCCATTTTCAAATATGTAATCCGACATCCTTGACAAGTAAGTATTATAATCTTCGTCCTTTTTATTATTATAATACTTATTCATTACACTGAGGGTTTTATTATCTTGCATGTATTTCTTACACCTCTTCCTTATATCCGTTAACTAGTAATTCATTCTTGTAATCTTCATTTTCGAAAGTAAGAGTAAGTTTAGCTGTAGCAAAGTCTAAAGACCAATCTACTTTACCAAGTAGCTTATATGGAATATTATCCTTTGCCAACTTGTCCTTCAAAAACTCGTACATTACGTTCTTGTCAATATAGTCATCTAGTAACACCTTGAATCTTTCTGTTGAGATATTAATATCTTCATCTTCCAAAGTAACATCTACTATTTTTCTAGAAGATGATGACATATACTCAGCAGATTGCAACCTTACATTTTCTTCTTCAGTTATAGTTTTAAAAACTGTAAACATTAATGATCCTTTCGAAATTTAAACAAACACATATGTCGTAGATTTACCACTTGCAGCCTTGTAATTCCCACCAATGTTTATACTAGCGAGATATAATTTGTGATATTTATCATACGAAGTAACCTCATTATCAACGATACCATCATTAGTATTAACAGATTCTGATACTGTAATCTTATCAATAACAAAATCTAATTCCTCATAAATAGCATCAATTGATTTATCTATATTATCTACAATTACAGACAATATAGGACTACCATATTCTAAATTCTCAGTAATATCAGTAACACCAAGAATTTGAACAAACTTTCCTATCTTAGAATTTTCTACAGTTATTTTCATACAACCTCTCTTATGGTCCAGTAACAGTATTTACAGATGTTGATATGCATAATCTATTACATTGTCCTTCACAACCTGTATTACAAGTAGTTTGACAACTTGTAGAACATGTTGAAGAACATGATAGATCACATCCAAAAGAACAACTTGAGTTACATTGACCTCTACAACTATTTACACAATTTGTGTAACATGTATTTCTACATTCATCTTTACATCCATTAGAACATGTAGCTTGGCAAGCACCTTGACATCCAGATTGACAAGATCCACTACATGTATTTGTACATCCAGTGCATTGTGAATGACAACCACCAGAACATCCAGAACAATTCATAATCTCTCCAATCTATTTATCTTCCAGGTCTACTGCTGGCATGTCTACTCCACACATTTCCGGCACGACTACTTCCACCATTTGGATTATGTCTAACATGATCTCCAGGACCACCACTTGATGAATTTTTTGAACAACCACCTCTACATCCACCTACACATGATCCTCTACAGTTTGATTCACATTCACCAGAACATCCAGCTGCACAATGTGCTGTACATCCTTGGTAGCACCCACCTGTACATGTACCTTCACAATTTCCTGTACAAGATGTATCACATCCAGTTTGACATGTTCCTTGACATGTTCCTTGACAAGATCCAGCACATCCAGAACAACCACCAGCACATCCACCACTACATGCGGAAGAACATGTATCAGAACAAGAAGACCCACAACCACCTTGACAGATTGTAGAACATCCACCAGAACAAGATGTGGAGCAAGATGAACCACAAGATGATGAACAATGTCCAGTACAACTTGAGCAAGACCCAACACACGAGCCTGTACAACCATCACATGTGTTAAAACATGATCCAGAGCACATTCCTGTACACATACCCCTACAACTAGTGCTAAGAGCTTCATCTCTAGGAATGTATACCCGTTCTTTCTCATAATCTGATATAGCATCGCCAGCTTCAGCAAATACAGTATCAATTACAGTTGGTTCAGTCTTACCTCTATTGATTTCGACTTCTGTTTTAGAGAAGTCGTTTATCAATAGAAGTTTGGATGTAAGTTCGTTCTTGTGTTCAGATAATATAGCTTGACCTTGTACAGGTTTAATGTCGAATTGAATCTGATGTTCAGAAACTCCTCCATATTGGCATGATCTACGAAAGAATTCTTTATTGATTCGATTCTTTATATTTTCTATATATTTATCTAACTCATGATATTCCACTATACACCTCTTTAATATCCACCATATACAAAGTATGGAGCTGAAGTAACAGATCCAGCAGCCTTTGTAACAGATATAGAATCTAACATGATATTCTGTAAGAATCCTTCATCTCTACCATATTCATATACTCTTGCTTGAGACTTTGGTTTATCTTCTTTAAATGCACCAATAGTAACCTCGCAAGAATAATTCTTTGAATATGTCTTTGTCATAAATGGCAATACTATAGAAATCTCTCCATAGTTCTTCTTATTCTGTAACTGAAGCGGTGTATATTGAGTGGATTCCAATGGTACAACATTTCTTGTATTTGTTCCAGTATTCCAAGAGATAGTGTTCATAGGAACAATTGGGAATGTTTTGAAGTTCTCAATCTTGACAATTCCTCTGATATCCATCATATCCTCACTGTATTGCTTAGTGATATTGTCAAAATACTTTACATAAACTTCAAAAACTTCAAGATTATGAAATCCTCTATACTCAGGTTTAAACCAATCTTCTCTCTTGAACATTGGTAACATTCTGAGATTGATAGAAATATTACCAAGAGGAATATTATCAAATAATCCTTTGAATAACAAATTCTGTTGTCCTGCTGGAAGTGGTGTCATATTATAATCCAATACAATAGCCTTACCAGATTGAGATCTTGCATCTTCAATCTTAATACCATTTGCAAAGAATTTAGTTGTTGGTTTAATCTTAGTCTTATCAGTTTCAATCTTATCAGCTGTTAAGATCTCTCCACCAACTCCCCCACCACCATGTCCACCAGAACCCGCTAGGCTATATTCATTTCCTTCCCAGTCTTCCAGTCTACAATATCTACGTTCATTAGCCATAATTTAATTATACCTCCCAAATAGATTGTGCACCTGTATCATCAGATTTATATAATGCACCCTCTAAGTCTCCAGATTCTTCCATATAATACCAACGATTATTAATCTTGTTCCAGCCTTTAACCATGATACCATCTTCTTCTTTAAAATAGTACCAATGTTTATTTACAACATTCCAACCTTTCATAAGAGAACCATCATCATTAGTATAAGTCCAGTTGTTATTAGAATCTTTCTGCCAACCTTTCTTAATTTCTTCTTTAACTTCTGGTTCTACAGGAGTTGTAAATAGTTTAGATTCAGCTCGTCTTCTTAATGTAAGACCTGGAAGAACTAAACCTCCAGCATGATTGAAGTTTACAAAATCTTCAGCAATCTGTTGTTTAGTCTTAGTTTTATCTCCAGTAAGTTTCTTTAAGCCACCAACATTGAATGCAAAAGATACTAGAGCATCAAACTCATTTTGATTCCATCTATAAACAGAATCATACTTATTTACAATATTCTCAGCATATTTGCAATCAGAGATTAAATATTTAATGGCTTCATTTTGAGTTATAGTCATACCAGAGGTAACTCCTCTAGTATGACCATATCCAATAGTCCAAACTTTTCCATGTTTGTCCCAATATGCTTGAAGTCTACAACCTTCATATTTCTTTATAAGATTAATCCCGTTTATAGATACTTGTTTCATATTATACTCCAGTTCCGTTAACTACAAATACTTGCTCTGTAAGATTATATGAAGAATATACACCAACAGTTCCATTTGTTTGCATCTTTATTCTAAGCTTTTTTACATTAGACAATATCTTAAATCCTTGATATATACTAAGGTATTTTTCTCCACCACTAGAATAAATCCTATACCCAAAGACTTTCTCATTTCTAACACCAACATCAGGATCATCATCAACACCATCATCAATCATTATTGAAAAGTCACGATAATCCCATTGGCTAAATGTTGTCATATCTAAACAGCAACTGAAATTGATATCCATAAATTCAGAAAATTCGGGAAGTTCTAGTATTATTTCTTTTGGTTTTGATGAAGTAATTTTCTCCACCATTGGTATAGTTTTTCTAAAAGAAATAATCTTCTTTTCAGTAGCAATAACAATAGGTTTTACTGGATAAGTTTTTTCTATAGACTCTTTAACAGTGTTTACTTTGTTTACAGCTTCATCTAAAGCTGTTTTGATTCCAACAATAGTTTCATCTTTCTTAATAATACTAGGATAATCTGGAAGAATTTTTGCACCAGCTTCAAGTTTTGCAGTAGTCTTAAGTAACTCTTCTGTTCTGTTTCTAATAAAGTTTACTTCATCTTTTGTAACAGCAAAAGATGTTGGAAGTTTTGCTTCTACTAATCCAATATTAGTTTTTACTTGTTCAAGACTACTCTTAACAGTGCTTAACTCACTAGAAACATTACTAGGAATATTTCCAATAGTTGTTTCTACTGTAGACATTCTGTTCTTAAGAGAACCAATTTCACTAGCATTAGAGTTATTCAGCTCGTTTGGTAAAGCTTCAACTTTTTCCTTCATCTTAGAAGTTGCTAAGATTGCTTCATCAACCTTAGCTCTTAAAGCTGTACCTTCTTCCTTAGTCATTGTAATTGTACTAGGAAGTTTTAATAAAGCAACCTCTCTGGTAATATTTTCAAACTTGCTCTTAAGATCATTAATAGTAGCTTCAGATGTTGTATTAGCAGCTTGCTGTAAAGCTGTAACCTTAGTCTGAAGTTCCTGTAGTGTACTCTTGATTGAGTTTATCTCTTCAGAGTTTACAGCTGGTGTTGTTCCAGTAGCTGCTGGTTGTGTTGCTCTACCCCAACCACCTAAATTTAGATCAGGCACATCACCAAGCTTTGTTACCATTACAATAAGATTATCAACTTTATTTCTTAAAGAGTTTGCTTCATCTTTAGTAATACTGATAGTATCTTGCAACTTAATTGCTGCAAACTTAGTCTGCAAATCTGAGATGCTACTCTTTATAGCAGTAATCTCTGTATCACTTACAGAAGATCCACTACCAGATGTAGATCCACTTGTTGTTGGAAGATTGTCAACCTTAGTCTTTAAAGTATCTACAGTATTCTTTAAAGAATCGAAATCAACCTTCTTTGCAAATCCACCTTCTGGTAATTGAAGAGTTGCTAATTGATTTTGAATATTATCAATATTCTGCTTTACATTCTTAAGATCTTCAGTTGGTAATTTGCCAATAGCTTCATTAAGATTTCCAGTATCAACAAGAGCTTGATCAACCTTAGTTCTTAAAGCATTAGCTTCTTCAGTAGTCATAGCAATCTTATCTTGAATTGTTAGACCAGCCATCTTAACTTTGAATTCATTCATAGTTTTCTTCAAAGCTGCTAAGTCAACTTCTAATGCATCCTGCTTAGATACTGGAAGTGAATCAATTTGCTCTTGCATCTTTGCAAGTTTAGAAATAGCTTCATCCATCTTTCCTCTAAGATAATTTGCTTCATCTTTAGTCATAGATAAATTATCCTTGAGGTTAAGCTTTGATACATCTGTCATCATAGATGCAACATTTTTCTTTAATTGAACCAATTCTTCAGCATTCATATTTGTCGTAATAGCCTCCGGTAATGAATTTATTTTTTCATTTAAATCACTAAGTTCATCCTTGAGACCTTCAACGATCTCTTTAGTAGCAACGTTACCAATTCCTGTACCAGCAATTGGTCCACCACTATTCATATTATTGGCTAGATACTCTTTAAGAGTAACATCCCCATCCATCAATACAGAATCTGCTGATGTTACAACGTTAACAGGTTTGCTCTTACATGTTGATTTATCAAGCATACTAATTCGTACGTTTTTTAACTTATCCATTCTATACTTTGAATCCTTTCATATTTTATTGAGAATCTTCCATCGGTTCTACATGTATGTCATTCGTTCTAGCTGTACCATCTTCAGAAGAAGATTCTGTAACTTCTGGTCTAGCAACAACTTCAGTGTCAGAAGTATGATCATTGTTTACCGGACTTGATTCTGCTGCCGGTTCAACATGAATACCATCATCAATTCTTCTAACCTCTTCTTCACTATGAGTATTCTCTTCACGATGATCTTCTGGTGGTTTAACCAAACCGCTCTCATCGTGAGTTTCATTATGTGGTTGTAAACTTTCTTCATTGTGTAATCTAACATCATCATGTGTTTCAGAACCAACAGTATGAGTCTCATCTGCTGCTACTGGAGATGATTCTATATGAGTTTCTGATTCATGAATCTCTGAACCAACAACAGTATTTTCTCCAGTATGTGTGGTATCACCAGTCGGTGGTTGTAACACAGTTTCATCATGATGATCTTCAGTTGTTACTGAAGTAGATTCTGTATGAGCAGTTTCACCAGTATTATGAGACGCTTCTTCATATCCAGCAACATTTGTCGATGGAACATCTTCATGTTTCTCTTCAACAGTGTTGTGTGATGTATCATCTACATTTACACTATGATCATCTGTAGAAGGTTGTGGTTGTAAACCAGTTTCATCATGATGATCTTCAGCTACTGGAGGTTGTTCTGTATGAACATCGTCATGCTTTTCTTCAACGGTGTTGTGAGATTCATCTACATGTGTAGATGTATCTTCTTCATGTTTATCTTCAACAACAGGTTTAGGATCTACAACCTTATTCTCTTTTTCAACTACCGGTGAAACAGCATGTCCTTGATTGTTTTCAGAAACGTTTCCACTATTAGACTCAACAGTAGTATCTTTTCCACTATTTTCTCTTTCAGAGTTTTCTTCTCGTTTCTCGTTAGCTTCACCTCCTGTAGTAGAATGTTCATCAACAACTGGTTTCTCTTCCTCTTTATGCTCAGGTTTACTTGGTAATACAGCTCCAATAGTTTTCCATTCCAAACCATCTTTACTATATTCCAATTGACCATTCTCATTTTCTCTGAGCATACAAACAGCTTGATCTTCATTAGCTACAGTACATACTGGATTAGATATCATGGAACCAGTCTTTAACACTTTAATTCCAACAATATCATCAATGTTGACATATACAACATGACCAGCATGTTTATCAGAACCATCTATCTGAAGATAAATTGTTCTATTGATTACAGCAAATGAAGAGTTTAATTTATATCCAATCTTGGTAATCTTACCATTGATTGTGGATATTTTTGTATTCTCCCTATATTTACATATAATGATATCATCTTCCTTTAAGATGTGATGTTGTACAATTCCATCATCATATTTAAGAGTGATCTTTATATGAGGGATCAATGTATATTCATTTGATAATAGCATATTTCTCCTTTTATTTTATAATAATTAGATTATTATAAAGTTTTCAAAACAATTCCCAATAGGCAATAGATGCCTATTGGGAAACAGTTTTTATCTAAAAGATTCAATACAAGACTTCAGATTTGCAAGGAATCCATCATAGTAATTCTTTGCTTTCTCTTCCATCTTGTCATAATTAGCTCCATCATAATTTAATCTATCAAGAATGATGATGTTTCTAATGAAGTAGTACATGAACAAATATTCACTACTATTCTCAGCCTTCATATTCTGGCAATATAAGCAGAATGCAACACAAAGCTTAACAGCATCTTCTGGAGAAATTCCATGCTTTTCTAAGATAGCTGGACAGTGAGCAATGTTATTGATCGGGTACTTAGAGCTCTTGAACTTGTAGTTGAAATCATCAAATACTTTAGATGGCTTCTCAAGATAGAATTTCTTAATCTTGATACTTGGTAAAGCTTCTCTAAACTCTACAAGATCATAAGACTTATTAATATCTCTTTCCATATCATCAAACTTCTTTACAGCTTCAAGATCATTATTCTCTCTAGCCTTTTGCCTAGCAACTTCGATAGAAGCTTTACGATCTTCAATAGTGGATAAGAAAAGATCTCCAGAGCTCTTTCCAGCATCAGCAGCATTATCCTTAATACCCTTATAGAGTTCATTAAACATCTCGTCAATATCAAAGGAACTAGAACCATCAACCTCCTTACATAAATCTTCTAAGAAAGCTTTAGCTCCAAAGTTTAATACCTGCTTATTTACTCTAGATCCATTCAACATTGCTGCTGAAGAAACCTGTTTAAAAATCTCAGCTTTAATGCTAGAAGGAAGCTTATCATAATACTTACTAGAAATCTTACCAGCCTTATACTGCTTAACGATATTAGCAAGTTCAACAACTTCCTGAAGCTTATTAATTTCTGGATTATCTTTATAGAGTTTTGTAAGTTCAGCTTCAATATCAACGTTCTCACCATTTACAAACTTATTATACATTTCATCAACCTTATTCTGATCAAATCCATCAGATTCTTTTACAATATGATTTATCTGAGTTGATGTATCATAAGTTGTATCAACAACAACCTCTTTTAATTCTTTCTCTTCACTCATTTTTCTTTCCTCCTAATTATTCAAAACTTGAACCAATTTTCTGCAACTCAGACTTGATTGCAATAATATTATCTGCAACAAAGTTTTCATTTAAAATAAAGCTACAGTATTTATCTCTAAAGAAGTTTCTCTTATCTAAAAGAATAGAAGATAAGAACTCCCCTAAAGCACGATCAGTTGCAGTATAATTAATAATATCCTGCAATGGAATATCGAATGTTGTAATATTAGAAATCACATATTCGATATTAGAATAGATATAAGCAAGGCTTTCATTCTTGAATAGCTGCTTAGAGTATTGAACAATGTTTTCATTATCTTTCTTCATTGTTCTAATCTCTTTGAAGTTGTTCATAATATTATCTCTTTCATATACAATATACATTGTAAAGAATCTGATCATATTATCAAAGAAGTTGGAAACAAAGAAATCGTAAAGACTATAAGCTACAGTATAGATATCCATTGATTCCAAATTACCAGTAAATTCAAGATTATAGAAATCGCAAACCTTGTTGATGATATCAGTATAGATATTATAACGCTTCAACTGAATCTCATCAGCATTACCTGTAAATCCATCAAGAAGGTTATTAAAATTAATCTCATAACCATACACAACATTTGGCAATTGACTCTTCTGAATAAATATATTCTCCAAAGATGAATCAATTACATCGCTAATATATTCATAATTAAACTTATCAAGAATATTAGCTAATTGTAGGTCAGCATTGACCTTAAGATTTGCGGAGTTATAACTAAACTCCTCACCAGTATAATTCATTTTTCTTCTTCTCCTTATTATTCATACTCAATAGTGTCAAACTTTTCAATATCATCAAAGCTTGCATAAGTGTCAGGAATATCTATATCATTTCCTAGATCTTCCCTTGGATGTAGTTCTGTATCTTCATCCTTGATAAACTCACTATCGTCATCATCATACAATAGATTGTTCTCCCTCTCTTGTTCTTCTATATCCCCCCCATCTTTAATATTCCTATTCACGTTATTTGTATACACTCTATACAGAAGATCATTATCTGAAAAGTATACATCGTATATATGATTAATTCCAACATTTAATACATTATTCAATGTTCTAATTGAAATGGAATTATTACCTTCTGCAATATGTTGGAATTGTTTATATTCAGAGAGAAACATGTTTCTATATTCATCAAACATTTCCATTTGAATGTATTCCATATACAATTCAAATGGTAAGTCTAGGTTAGCACTCTTATCAATTTTACTAACTAGATCTTCAACTTTAACATGTTCATTGAACTCTTGTACACATGTATAGATTTCATCATACATTTCTAATACTTGTCTACCAATTGCAGCTGTTGCTGCAAAATAAAAGATAACCGAAGTTATCAATATGATTACAATGAATATAATTACTCCGATTGGCATATTATTCTTCCTCCTTTTTATCATACTTATGATATAGAATATTATTATCCTCGAAGTATATTTTATAAAGATTATCCCAACCAATCTTCACCACGATATCAATGGCTTTATTATAATCTCCCACATTCTCTTTAGATATATTTCTAATCTTTTCATCATACTCTAAGAGAAATTGTTTATATATAGCAATTGCCTGATTGTTGATATATTCTACATATTCTTCACGACTCATATCTTCATCACGATCCATATTAATTGTCTTGATAAATTGGTGTATAGATATATCTAGATTCATATCCTCTGTTACTTTATAACCATCTTCGATAATCTTTAAGATCTTTCTATTGGTAAACATTGTATATGCAACTTGACCAACAACAGTTGCAATGAATACAATTAAAAAGAACTTTATTTCTGTCATTAAAATCCTCCTTTAAAATGATGACACAGTGTTTTCACTCTTATATAATTATACATATAAGGAGATATATAACACCTTGATTACTAATACTGTACCAGGTCAGGTAAAAGTATATATTCATGATACCACTACTAATAATAGTTTCATGAAGGTACACTATTATCTTAAGGCTAAAGGTATAAAAAATAATTCATTCTTCCTATCAATATATGATCCAGATTTGATAGGAGTTGATCCAAGAGATCCAGCATTATTAACATCCACTCCTCAGAATAATGTTATTAAGATGAAGATATTGAGAGAATGTATGGTTAACTTTTGGTATTTCATTAGAGAGGTTGTAAGACTACCAGCCGAAGGTAGAGAGATACCATATAATCTACACAGAGGAAACTTGGCTATGAATTACATGTTTGTATATAATATAAACCAATTCGTAGAGTTCCCTCGACAGCATGGTAAAACTGTATCAGCGTTATGCTGGTATCTATGGGTATTTAATTTCGGTGGTAAGAATATAAAGATGCTATTTGCTCATAAGAAACATTCAGGAGCAAAAGATAATCTTAAATCTCTAAAGAATATAAGAGAATTATTACCACCATATCTTAAAATGGACTCTGCTATTGATCCAACAGGTAAACAAGTTAAAGCTCCTAATACATTGGAGACTTTACAGAATCCTATAAATAAGAATCTCATTGTTACACTACCTGGTGCAAGAACTCCATCATTAGCAGATGGAGCAGGTCGTGGTGCTACAATGGCAATACAGTTCTTCGACGAGTTTGCTTTCTTACCATACAATGATATTGTATATACAGCAGCAGCACCAGCATTCTCTAAAGCAGCAGATAATGCTAATAAGTATAATGCACCATTTGGTATGTTGATATCAACAACACCTGGAGATCTTACTACAAGAGAAGGTGCATTTGCTAATAGTATGAGAATGGACGCAACCGAATGGAATGAAAACTTCTATGATATGTCTTATAATGATTTGAAGAGTCTTATTGATTCCAATAACGATTCTACATTCATGCATATAAGATATACTTATAAGATGCTTGGTTCTTCTGAGTCTTACTTTAAAGAGATGGTAAGGTTGCTTGGAAAGAACTGGGGTAAGATCCGTCGAGAAGTATTATTAGAGTGGGCTAGAGAATCTGATGCTAACCCATTTGATAAGGATGATCTTGAATTAATCTCTGCTAATGTAAAACAAGAACCTTATTACACACTATTCTTTGGTAAGTCTAATCAGTTCCAAATGAAGTTCTGGGATTCTATCCAACCTGGTTCTATATATCCACCTATTATCGGAGTCGATGTATCTTCCGGTATCAATAAGGATAGTTCCGCTATTACTGTAATAGACTCTCAAACTACTAAGGTTATTGCTACATTCAAGAGTAACTTCATTACAATGCCAGAGTTAGCAGATCTTATATACAGATTCGTTACAGGATATGCTAAGAATGCTATTGTAAATATAGAGAACAATGGTGGATTTGGATCATCTGTATTACAGATGCTTCTAAAGACCTCTATAAAGAAGAATCTCTATTACGAAGTAAAAGATAGACCTACAGAAGAAGTATACGATGGAATAAGAGTTAGACGTAATATGAGAAAGTGTAGAGTATATGGTTCTACATCTTCTAAGGCTAAACGTGATAAGCTTATCGAGTTATTACATCAGAGAGTAAGACATCATAGAGATAAGTTTAACTCTGTTGAAATCTATAACGAATTGTGTACACTAGTGGTAAAACCGAATGGTAAGACTGAGCATAATGATGATGCACATGACGACTTGCTATTCTCCTACTTATGGGCATTATATGTATTCTATTATGGTGAAGATTTAGTTAATAGATATCATCTATTGAAAACAGAAATTCAAACAGATGATAATTATAACGAAACATCTTTTGAATTAGAAGAAGATTTAGAAGATCAATTCACTATAGAGTCTGATAACTTTGGTGCTGCATATGCTGAAGATACTTCTAATGTGGCAGATCAATTATCTTACATTAATTCTGCTAGATCTATGAGTATGGAAGATCTTAATAAGAAAATGCTTGATCAAGATAAAGCATTTATAAATAGATTATTGAGATCTGATATAGGTAGAGAGATTTATGCTAAGCATAATAGTGTAAGTAAAGAAGAATTGGATAAGACTATTGGAGCATTTGATGTAGATATAACCAACGATCTAAATTCAATCTTCTATGGAGATGACGATAATAAAGCAACATCTGAGAAATCTACAGTTGTAGGAAACCTTGCAGACATGTTTATGTCTATATTTGATTAAATTATACATAAGAAAACCGATATAGGGAATTCCCTATATCGGCTTCTTTTTCGCATATTGTGGATAGGTGATTGATACACCAGCTTTATACTTTTCACTTTTTTCAATCTTAGCTACATCATCATAGATTATACTATCAACGTTTGGATTTACTCCTCTACGTTTAGACATCTTTAATCTATTCTTATCAGCATTATCAATGTCGATAATCTTATTATTTACATATCCTCTATCTATATAGATAGCGATATAGAAATATAAATGTTTATTATCTCCAAGTAATTTAATCTCTCTAGCAGCCCAATCTATTTCTATCTTTTGTCTACCATAATCTTCACCAATATCGTTTGTATATATAGCAATATCAATGAAGTTATCTGGAGAAAGATTTTCTTTTAAAGATAGATCAATTAGAGAATCTAAATCAGTTCCAACTTTTACATTCAATGGAGCTTTGAATAATTCTCTTATATTGATCTTTTCTACAACAGTTTCATTCTCTTCAGCAGCATAATTGGAATGAGCATACATTACCCAACCTTTATAGTTTACATCAGGGATATCGAATACTTTCATAGAGTATACTGTCAATCCACCAGAAGGTTCTGTATGAATATGATTGACTTGCTTACCCTCGTTATATAGTAAAAATAAAGATGGGATTGGTAATCTCATAGTAACTTGCATATCAATGTTGAAGTTATTCATCATCTGTCCATCATTCTCACCTTCATCAGCATCAAGTTGGTTGGTAAGATTTAGATGAGTTGGAAGGTTTCTCATTCTTACAAAGAACTCATGTCTTCCATTGATATATCTCAGCTTATACAATATTGGCATCTGAGAATATCTATTAAGATATGTAGTAAAGTTCCATGGATCTAATATAGCTTCTTCATTAACATCAACAGGAACATTCAACATTGTTGCAATCTGGAACATTAACTCATATGGAAGGTGAATATCCATATCCAAGTCTATTGTTTCAGTACAACCAATTCTGAATACTTTACGCATTCTATTGTATAGATCAAGCTGTTCTGCTCTAGTCTGTACTCTTACCCTGATATTAAAGTTTAAGAGCATCAGCTCCATATCCATTCCTATATAGATACCACGTTTGGGGTCTTTAAAGAAGGATCTTTGCCAATCAGTCTTTCTAATATAATTATCTACACCATAAAAGTTTAGATCATTATAATTATCATTGAAATCGTATTGAAGTGTTGTAGAAAATAAACAAGCTGGTTTTTCCCTCTTAGTAAGATCTCCAACATTGAATCTTCTAAAATCATCATAAGGTGCTTTATTAGCAACATGAATAGTTTTAAAGAATCCTTGTGGAAACTTTGATAAGAACCAGTTATATATAAATTCTACACCAATAGAAAATCCATTTACCCATGATGGTATATATAAATCTCCGTATAATATTGGTTTAAATCTATCTTTATCAGTGAATGTGATTATCTGTTTATTTTTATTATCCTCTGGTAATTGCATAATAGGCGTTTACCTCCATTTCTATTAATTTAAAGTTTTATGAATATATATTATATAGATGATAAAGTAAACTATTTAAATTTTAGAAAGAGAGGAATTAGTTATGGAAAACAGATGT